TGGTAGCTATATCATTGTATAAATCACTATATAACTTTACTTTAAATTTATTTGGTAGTAATTTAAGTATCCATTTCATAAAAAATCCCTTTATCTTCAAACTTTAAATTTTTGTTTTTTTTTATAACCTTTGCCCAACCTTTTCTTCCAATTATTTCTACTCCTTTGCAACCACTTACTACTGCTTCATTTTTAAAAAATGATTCTATTTTTTTTATATATCTTATTACTGATTTACCACCACAAAATAAAATAGATAAAACTTGTTTATTAGGGTATAAAGTACGTTGAGTAACAAAAACACTTAACAAAATATCACCATAAACTACACCCCATAATTTCATTTGCCCAGATTTAATCTTTTCTAATGTAGTCTCTAAAGTATGTCTACCGTTGCTTAAATCTATTGCATCTTTTATTTTTACAGAAGCTTCACCCCAATATACATCTGCATCTAAAGAGAGTATTTGTATCATGATGTAATGTCATAAATCCTTTTAAACTGATCTTGTTGTTTATAAAAAAATTTAGCACCCATCCTACGCATCTCTTTAAAATCCTCTGGGTTGGCTCCTTCCATAATTCCAGCTCCTAATATTGCATCAGCTCTACTAACAAACTCTCCGTCAGCTAACTGTGCAAGCATAGTATCTTTATCTTTGTCCCCATTGCCACTTCCATCTTCTACATATCCAGTAGCTCTAACATAATTATTAACATCTCCTTCATCGTGATCAATTTTACTAGGAAGGTAATTTACACCACCTTCTCTAAATCTTTTAATTTCTGCTAATCCACCTTCTTTTGCACGATACATTTCTTGATTAGTAAAATCATATACACTTGGTTGCACTGCACCTTGTTGTGAAGGATCTGGTGCGTAAGAGGCTCGTTGAGTAATACCTTGTAAATTTTCTGTAGCTCTCTTATAAGCTTCTGGTGCTACACCTTCAAAGTTTGTTGTAAATTGTTGTCCTGACATATCTACTGGTGGAGCATCTGGTGCAGTTAAACCAGAATATAAAGTGCCTGCTCCAACTCCAGCTCCTATCGCTAAACCTGTTCCTTGTGCTCCAATATTTAACAAACCACCTTTTGTGGCTGCATCTGCTCCTGTAAATAATGCCTTACCAGTTCCAAATTGACCACCAGCTAATCCATATGCACCTAATGCACCTATTCCGCCTGCAATTAATGAGTCTCGGTTACTAGCTCCACTAGCTTTTGCTAGCAAAAAACTGCCTACTCCAGCTGCTATAGGTATTAGTGGTGTCATAAAAAAAACTCCTTAGTTTGATATATAAGGATATTCTACTATTTATTGACTGAAGTATCAATACTTTGGGACATCATTTCGTCAATTAACCTACCTGTAAATTGATAATCTCCAACATGAGTAATATACTCTGTGACAAGAGCATGACATTTACCTCCTATTTTTGTCCATAATCTAGAGAAAGCAAAGTCTTCGCCATAGTACCTTTTCTTCTCTTCATCGTAGTAAGTATCAAAAAAGTTGTACAAATGAGGTTTTAATCTTTTCTTACCATCTACTACAGTCTCTTGATTAATTTGCATGTGACCGTAATGTTTTATCATTTTATCAATAACTTGTCTTTTCATTAATAGACAACCAGTAGGAGTAAAAGCTAACTCTATCATTTCATTAGTCACTTCAATATCATTTTCTTCGTCTTTGATTCTTACTGGAAACATGTTACCACCAGTTGATGCTTGTAATTCTGACATATTTGGAATGTCTTTATATTTAGCAAAAACTTTATCCCATTGTATCATTTTCATAGGATACGGTATGCTTAATAACTCTACATTTTTTTCTAACATTTTTAATATAGACATAGGCTCAAATAATATGTCGCTATCTATAAATAATAAATGCGTACAATCTGTTGCCATAAAATCTGCAACACATAAATTTCTACCTTGTGTAACTAAACTTGATTTCATAGTTTGTAAATAAAAATCAATATTGTTTGAATGACATACACTTTGTAATTTTACTATTGATTGTAAATAATGTATTGTAACATTGCCATGCACTGGGGTAGCTACAAATAATTTTATTTTATTTTTGTCTATAACTTCATTGTTTTGCATCTGATATTCCTCGTAAAAATGTAGTCCACTCTAAAGCTTTCTTTTCCCAACTATAAAATTTTTTTGTAAATTCTTGTTGCATCTGTAAATGTTCATAAACTTGTGGTTCGTGTATCGTGGCTACTGCTCCTCGTATCGCATGTGCAAAAGCAGTTGATAAAGCTCTGTAATTCTGATCATAAGTGACATACACAGGAAACTCTGAACAAGTTTCATACAAAGCTCCATAGTTGGTCACAATACAATACAATCCTCCAGCCATAGCTTCCAATGCAGAGTTACAACTTGTTTCCTCCCATATACTAGGGTAAGCAAACATATGATACCTATACATCATTTTTTGTATAAAAGAATGTTCTTTATATCCTATGTAATTTACATTTGGTAACTTCCTTGCTTGCTCATACAAAGCTTCATACTTTTCTTCGTGTAATTTTCCAAACTCTTCTCCGTATATACGACAAGAACTAAACACGTCTACTTCAACATTAACATCTTGTAATTGTTGCATTGCACCAAGTAGAACATTAAGACCTCTCCAAGGCGTAACTTGAAATAACATTCTTACTCTATCGCCTTTATGAAACCTTATTCTGTTTGGAAAATTATTAACCCCATTTTTTATCACATGACATTTATGAGTAGGTACTTCAAACATCATGCGAAACTTTTCATAATTCCAATGTGAATTAAAAATGTACCAATCATAATTATCGTGATTGCTTTTGTCTTTAAACCAAGGTGCTATGTTAGGTTGATCGTAACTATTTTTTTGCCATAATATATTTATTTTATTATTATCTATAGGTATTTTGTTTGGTATAGAAGTGCATATTTGAAACTTATTTAACAAGTCTTCTTCTACATAGTGTTCTAAAAACCTATGTTGTATTTCTGTACCACCTTGAGGTTTCATCTTCCGTACTCCAATACTATCTCTTCATTTTTCTTTATTTTTTTTGAGGTTACTACATTGTAAATTATGTAATCATCCCAATCTTGTGTAATACATAAGTAACAATTTGGTTTACTAGAATGATTAATAAAACCACCTAAAGGTGTTCTTATATATCCAACTATCATGGGAACTTTAATATGTGTACTACCTAAATCATGTTTTTCTTTTAAATTACAAGATGCAAATATACCATGTCCTTCTATCTTACTTTTATCTATGTACACTTCTTCTGGTAAAGGTTTATAATAAAACCTATCATATTTTACTTTCATTCTTGTGTATCACTGAGTAAAGATAAAGCCTCTGGAGGTACAATTATTTTTGTATCTACCGCTATATCTTCTTGCTTTGTATCTGTATTTGGATTTTCAACATCGTGTTGAGCATCTTCTTTACTTTTGTACAACACATTAGTTTTTTTATTTCTATATGTTGTCTCGGAATCACAATGAATTGTTTTCATAGCACTTAATATCGCATAAAGTTAAGGACATATCAACAAAAAACTTTACTTTATGTAAACCAAGCCACCATACTGTATCTTACTCCACTCTCTACTTTTTCCACAGAATGAGGATATAAAAAAGTGCTAGGGAAAACTAATAAATCACCTGTGTCTAATTTATAATCTAAAACTTTATGTTGCTTTTCATTATCGTGAAAACAAATTTTACCCCCTTCATAATCATTATTTAGATTTATAATAATTGATAGTGTTCTCCTTAATAAATAATGAGCATCAACATGCGGTTGATAAAAATGACCTTTTCCATATTTCAAGAGATTGATGTCTTCTAATTTCATATGTTCATTCATGAATGTAAATTTTGTAGCATAATGGTTTATTGCTTTTCCACATATAGCAAATAAATGATTTTTATATAAACTATCATTTTTGTTATCTTCTGAAAAAAAATAACTTAATACGTTTCTAGATTTTGTATCTAAAACATTTTTTTTATCTCTCATTACCTTTGCTTTTTCAACACAAACTAGATCTGCGTACTCTATAATATTTTTACAGAAACTTTCAGGTATCGTGTTTTTATAATGATATACTGCATCAAGAATGTGCATTACCCATTCTCTTGGCTTCTATCTATTAAAGCATAAGATATAATGCCTTGTATTTCGTTAGCTGTTCCTGCCGTAAGTTTTAAGATGTCCCCCTCTTCCAACACTAATGTTTGAGATATTATTTGTCTAGTCGTATTAGCTGAAAGAGAAACATTATCTATTCTAAAAGTTGTAGAAGCACTAGTATCGGTAACTTGTGTTACTAAATTTACGTTACCAGTAGATCCGTTGTGCACTTGTATTTGTTTTACCAAACACCTACCACTTGTAGGAGAAGTTAAAACTGAAGTAGTATCAGTTGTACTTAAATTAAAGCCAGCATTTTTATATTGTATTGTCATGACAAAAACCAGTTAAAAGTATTTTGCTCGTTTTGTATTTCTTGTTTATACGAAAAATTTAATTTTTCTATTATTTGAAACAAAGCCAAATTTATTAATCTTTGGTTTTCCACGCTATATTCTTGTTTTGGCTCTGGTATAAAAGTTACAATTTTAGCCACTATGCTGTGCTCCTCTGATTTGTTTTTCTAATAGATTCTTTGCCTTTTTTAGCTATTTCTACTACTTTGGATTTTCCCATAACTTTTGCTCTTTGTTCCATGACTGTTAATATTTGTATTTTTCTTGCAAAAGATTTCTTTAATTTTTTTACCTTCTTAACAGTTTCTCTTGCATCCGTAGGTGTTTTAAATTTTATTTGTACTGTGTCTTTAGGGTTCTCGTCAGTATATAATCTTCTACCACTACCTTTTGGTTTTTTTCCTGTACCTTTTAAAGGGTCTTTTTTTATCATAACTATTTATCTTTTGTATTAAAGCTTATCACTATTCTTTCATTTTTTGAAGTATGTTTTTCTACATAATGAGATATAAAACTTGGAAAAAGAATCATTAAGTTTTCTATAAACTCATTATCAAATATATGATTAAATCTATTAGATATACTTTCTAACATACCTCCATATGGGTGTAAAAACTTTGTGCCATTATCACAACCCTTAATATATATTATGCCACTATAAACAGAATTAGGGTGAGTATGAATAATGTGATGATTATTTTTTTTGTAAGATTGCACCCAACTATTACCCAAATTTAAATCAAGTTTAGCTAATATCTCGTCTATGTTGTTTTTTAAGTTTTTAAGCATCGGAAAGTCTAAAATATTATTTCTTGTGTATGATGTCAAAACTTCTTCAGACGCAGAAAAAGATTTTGTATTTTCTATTAAAATAAAAATTTGTTCTTTTTCTTGTTTTGTTATTTGTAATTTATGCTTGTAAAAATAATCATTAAAAGGGTTAAACTTTTCCATAAACTATTTACATCCTAATATACTAATTTATCTTTAGTTTTTTTTGTTACTTTTTTCTTTTTCTTTTTTTCTTCTTTACTTACAAAAGCTTTATATATTATATCAGGAGGTGCTTGAAAATAACAGAATTGATTATGATAAAACACTTTAAAGGATTTTTGTTTATGTAAACCCCATTTAAAAATTTTAGAATTTTCTTTTATTAATTTTACAAAAAATTCATATGATTTAGGATATTCGTTTTTTGTAAATTTCCATATTTTAGATGCTTTTAAAACAATTGCATATGGATTAGAGGTATGGTCACTTTTCCATACTACATCTTTATCAAAACTTACTACTCCTTTTATTTCCACTCACTATTCTCTCTCTATTTATCTTCTTCCGTCTACTTGAATATCAGCTTTAAATGTTCCATATCTCCAACTTTCATTAGTAGTAGTGTTTTCTATTTTTAAATTAACTGCTCTAGCTCTAGCTCTAGTATCAACTTTTGTTGTGGTTGAAGAAACAGTAAAAGGTCCAAGACTACTACTTGCTTCAGTGCTTGATGGAAAATCTTTTAAATTAATTGTTACTTTTGCATTTCCAGACAAAGCTCTAAAGTCTGGTATAAACCTACTTATTTTTATAAAAAACTCTCCTGTGCTAGTAACCCCTTCACCAGGTATGTTTAACTTGACTTCAAAATCCCCACTTTGAATACTACCAACTATAGCTGATACAGTGCCATCTGCCAAAACTTGATTGTTACCTTTTTCGTGTGCATACAAAGTCGTAGCACCATTTGTATTAGTAGCTCCTTGTATGGTTGGAAAATTAGGAATAGCAGTTGCGTTAAACTCAGTTGCATAAGGATTGTCGTAAATAGTTTTATCGTAATATGTAGTCCTACCTAAAGAACCTACAGTCCATACACCCTCTAAATAATTGAGAGAAACAACTCTATCTATTTGTGAAGAACCATTTTTAGGATAAAACCAATTTATTTCACTAAATAAAGAATTGTAACCTGCGTAAATAATATCACCACTATTAAAATTTATTCCTAAATCATTTGTATCTTGTGTGGTAAAAACAAAGTCTTCTACCGAACAATCTATTTTTTTTACTGTTCCATCATACACATAAAAACCACCAGCTTGTCCCATCCAATAGACCACTCCGTTTACAGCTATCATTGCGTGTTGACCCATTAGACCACAGTTGCTACCTACTTGTTGAATACCAAAAGTAAAAGGAGGTCCTATAAAAGTCATAGAGTAAGCAGAGGTATTAGTTAATATTAAAATGTAACTGCCAACATTAACTGCACCAACAATTCTAGTTCCTGAGTCTAATCTAAAAGTTCCAGCTGTGTTTGTGGATGTAGGAGTGTAATCAGATTTATTTTCTTGGTCAGAAAATCTTATAAACATTTTATCTTGAGATTGAGTGCCAATAGTGGTTTCTGTTCCAAAGTGTATTAAATGTCTATCTCTATCAGAAACCATAGTCATAACACTTTGTATTGGATTAGTAGAAACTACAGTTGCTCTTGTAGTTAAAGCATTTGTAGCTGAAGGAATCCATTCAAAAGTTTTGTTGTTTCTAACTGTAGCAATTAAGATTTCTCCGAAGTTGTCTAAAGACCAATTTCCAGGTTCTAAATTTACTTCTGCTTCTCCAGAAGCTTCACCCCAAGATATAAAAGATGTTGCATCTTCTACTGTAGCACCACTGTCGTGAGAAGCTCTAGTAGAACCAGAAACTCCTCTTACTATACCTGTCAAATCATTACTGGATACTCCACTATAAGATATTAATTCACCTCCAACTAATATTGTGCCAGAAGAACTAAAACCTGTAGTGCTAGTTAAAGTAATATCTGTGCCTGAACCTCCAGTTCCAAATGCGTTATCACCTAAAGCTCCATTTAAAGTAGTGCTTATAATAGAAGATGTTTCTCCACCCCATAAGCCAGTACCCCAACCATAACCAACTGTTTGTACTGCGTCACCCACTCTAAAGTAAGGATTTACAGATACAGATCCTGCGGCTGTCATACCACTTCCTCCTTCAGAAGCACTCATGGTTACTGTAAAATTATTTGCAGTTCTTGTTAATACTTCAAAAGTGTTTGTAGTAAAATTTGCATCAGTAAAATTAGTAGCACCTCCTCCAGGTAAAGTAACACTACTAAATGTAAATAAATCTCCTATCTGTAAACCATGATTTGTTTTATTTACTGTAACTGTAGCACTACCATTAGTTGATGATAAAGTACATAAAGTAACAGCAGTATCTAAAGGACTTATATCGTAAAATGCTCCTGCATAATATAAAAAAAGTCCTTTGTTTGTGCCAACTACAATATATCGTTTTCCCTCTAAATCCGCCCATATATGCGTATCTCTTCCGACACCAACTAATGTACTAGAGGTAGTTTGTTCCCATCCTCCTATTTTTTCAGGGTATCCGTAGCGAAATCTAACATTATCGCAATCTATCCACTTGCCTTCTGCTCCAGTGGGTGTAACTTGTTTATTTATTCCAGATACAATTTTTACTTCTGATAAAGCCATATGAATAGTATAATACTTGAATTATATTTAGTCTATGTTAGTTTTGAAAAATGAAGATTACTGGAATTAATAATCTTAATCAAACACATTTATACACTACAACAATCACATATCCAAGAACTGTAGAAATATATCAAGGACATTACCCAGAAAAACATATCTTACATAATTTAAAAATTAAAATAGATGAGTATTTAAAAACTAAACTTGATAAAAACCAAACTAATGTTTATGGAAAAAAAACAGATTTTTTTGCTTTTAATGAAGAAGAAAATTATGTTTTATTTTTAAGGTATATGATAGATAAAATTGTTAATTCTTTAGAAGGTCATATCTTTAATCACTTTGATACTAAATTTGAAGTTCAAGCTTGGGCAAATGTGTTAGAGAAAGATGACTATGTGCAAAACCATAACCACACTTGTTATCATAGTATTTTATATTTAAGTGAAGGAGCTGACCTAGTTTTACCAGAATTAGGTTTGAGTTTAAGTCCAAGATGTGGAGATTGGTATTTACTACCTCCATATGTATTACATTATTGTAATAAGTATAATAAAGAACAAAAAAGATATAGTTTGATAAGTAATTTTGTAGATAAAAACGATTGGCAAGAATTAAAAAATAAAAAAATAATTACTTAAATGCTTTTAAAAAGTAACCATCCAGTAATTATATATTTGTTATTATTCAAAGGCGGATTACCTCTATGAACGTAAGGAAAATGTGCTGGTGAAACTATGACTCTACCTACTTTAGGATTTATTCTTTTCTTTTGATGTAAAAATTCAGTTTCTCCTGCTTTAAAATCATCATTTAAATACAATATAAAAAAGGCAATTCTTTTACACATCCTCTCTACTATATCATGTTCAATATGCCAAACATGGTATCCCTCACCTGGTTTAGTCTCTTGTAATTTTATAGAATCGTAATCAAAATCTCTATTATTATAATAATCTTGAATACCAGTTCTATTCATCCACATCTTTACGCAAGTGTATAAATTAATCATTAAGGTTTCAAACTCCTTTTCCCATACAGGTAAATTTTCCCAACTTAATATTAATGATGTATCAGTTTTTACATCTATAGGAGCATTTTCAGTAATCCATCTATCGTTAACTTGATTATATTTTTTTTTGTTCTTGTAAAATGCAATAGCTTCTTGACACATAACTTCAGGTATAAAACCATCAAATGTACCAATACACTCTTCTAAATTAAAATTTTTTTGATTCATTAGTAAGAAGAATAACTTGTGGGTCTAGCTCCTAATCTTGCTATTTTTTGTTCTGTTGTCTCTGAATCACCAGAAAAATCTATATTTGCATCCCAAGTTGCTTGAAGAGCTGCTAAATGTTTTGCATCCCATTTATCTATAAACTGTGTTGTAAAATCACCTAAACCAGAATCATTCCAAGTTTTGTGTGGTGAGCCATCTTTAAATTCTACTGTATCGTTATAATCTAAATTATCTTTTACATATTGAATTGCCCACACATTTGAAAATTTTGATTGTCCCCAAAAGGAATCATCATCAATAGTATAGGGTTGGGGTTGACCAGCATCATTTTTAACACTTTGATTAATTATAATTTTATCTGCAAATATTACTGTCCAATTTGAAGTAGTAGACATAAACTCTCCTATGTTTTAATAATGTATAACACAGCTACATATGGTTGTAAAACAGAAGTTGCAGTGCCAGAAAAAGTAGCATTGTGATCGTGTCCACCTCCACCACCAGCATTTCCAGTATTTCCTACATTTTGAAACCTTGACATTTGAGGAGGGTTATTACTTCTAAAACCAGGACTTGGACTAGCTGCACCAGGATGTGAGTGAGATGCCATTTCTGATAATGATAAAGTATGGTTGGCTACACTTAAAGTGCCAGCACCAGCTACGGTATTAGCACCCATAGTAGAAGCTAAAGCTTTAGTTCCTGATTTTCCTACCACCACATTGTCTTGTAAATCAGGTAATGTAAAAGTAGATGAACCATCTCCTGCACCATAAGTAGTGCCAACAACTGCAAACAAAGCAGAGTAAGTGCTTCTTGATACATTCGAACCATCACATTCTAAAAATCCTGATGGAACAGAAGAAGCAGTCCAAGGAACAATTACTCCAGTATTAATACCTTCTATACCAGATAGATTAGATCCGTTAAAATTATACCTAGTTGCTTCATAATTTGCCATAATTACTCCTATTTATCTTTATATGTCCATCCTGTTGTAGCATTACCAGAAAAAACTAAGGTAAATGCTGCACCCTCTGTTGCAATAACTAAATCGCCTGCTGATCCTAATATATTACTACTATTTCTACCAACAGTTAAATTATTTGTATCAAAAGTTAATCTTTGGTCATTAAAAGTTACTTCATCTCCAGTTGAGGGAGATGCTGGTAAAGTTACTGTTACTGCACCACCATTAGTGTCCACGAATAATTGTGCACCAGCTTGTACTGTTTCTGCAGCAGTTATTACTCTCCATTTTTTGTATTCATTTGCTAAAACTACATTTGTACCATCTGAATACAAAACATAACAATTACCCTCACATAATAATACACCAGTTCCGCTAGCCGTTTTAAAAGTAAGAGTATTTCCTGCGTGATCTGTTCCATCAATTACATTAAAAACTTTTTCTAAACTATCTGGTAAAGTTACTGTTCTGTTGGCTGCCAGTGTACCAGTTAGTTTTATCGTTGCATTTCTTGCATTAGATATAGCTCCATCAGTCATTGCTAAAGTTACATCAGCACTAGCAACATCAATAGCTTCATAGCCTGCTACCGATTGTTGTACTAGATTTAAATTTGTATTAGTCTTCGTACCCCATGTGCCTGCGTTCTCGCCAGTCGCCATAAGTTCTAGTTTTAAATCACTTGAATATGTAGATGCCATATTTTTTTATCCTATGCTGCCGTTTCTATTGCTGTCCAAGTTACAGTTGTTCCTGTATCTATTTCTGACCATACTATTAGTATAAGTGTACCAACCGAAGCAGTCAACACCACCCCTGAAGGAACTACTAATCCATCTGCTGATATAGTTTCTGAAACTGAGCCGACTGCTGATGTACTAGAAACTCCAGTTACACTATAAGCAGATACTGGTGTTATAGAACCAACTGCAAATGTACTAGAAACTCCAGTTACTGAGATTGTAGCTGTTCCTGTTATACTAAGAGATCCTACTGCACTCGTTGACGAAATACCTGTAACATCAACTGGTGTTTTTAATCCTGCAATTACATCACCCGCTGAACTGGTAGATGAGACTCCAGTTACTGATTCTGTGGTAGTTTGAATTAAATTTATTGTTCCTAAAGCACTTGTGCTTGAGATTCCAGTTACAGAAATATTAGCATCTGCAACGACAGTGCTTCCTCCAACAGAAGATGTAGAAGAAACTCCAGAGACACTTACAGTAGCAGTTGCGGTAACTGTATTACTACCTATAGCACTTGTTGATGAGACTCCAGACGGAGCAACTGAGTAAGCAACATCCCAAGCTCTGCCTCCCCATACACCTCTACCCCAACCAATACCAGTTAAAAAATCTTCGTCTATGGTTACAGATCCTACCGAAGTAGTTGAGCTAACTCCAGAGGGTGTTTCAATTCTACCTAACGCAATACTGTTAGACCCCACTGAGGAAGTTAAAGATAAACTATCAACTGTAAAGGGGTTTACTGATATACCAGCTGTAATACTACCAACTGAAGATGTAGATGAAACACCAGTTACCGTATGCGAACCAGTTCCTGTTTCTGTAGTATCACCAGTAGCACCAGTTACCGCCACACCTGTTGGTGTTTGATTTACATCAGACTGTTGACCCCATGCGTTTTGACCCCAAGTGGCTTCCCCCCATGCGTTAGCCATAATTTAAACCTATGCGATTCTTAAAATAGCATTTGAAGCATCAGCAGTTGGAAATTGTATTGTAAATGTTCCAGATGTAGCAGTTTTATCTCCACCAAAATCTAACACAGCTACTGCTGGGTCACCACTTGCGGTGTCGTTGTATATAACTGCTCCTCTTGCTGTAAGAGTAACTCCAACAAAAGATAAATCTGCAAAATCTACAACAGCTGTATCTGTACTTAAAGTTGGTGTAACAGGAACCAATGCACTTCCACCACTAGAATAACCAGAGGGTGATGTGACTTGATTGTCTGAAGTAAATGAAGTAGTTGATTTTCCTAAAGTTGCAGAACTAGTATACATACTTAATTTGAAAGTGTTTCCACCAGGATTGGTAAAGTTATGTACTCCTTTTAAGACATCTCTTTTAAATACATTACATACCACACTTGTTGTTATTGCCATATTTTAATCTCCTTTTTAGTTTTAAGGTGAAGGAGAAGCTACTTGTATTCTTGGAACACCATCATCATACTCGGCTCTTCTTCTTCGACCCATTTGTTGCAATGCAAAGTCTTGTATTTCTTCATTATACTTTGTTTTATATAAGTTGTACATATCAACTGGACCTTTTAAATAGCTAAAACATTCTGTTAATACTCCATGAAGCAACATATGCTCTTGAAATTTTGATAAATAAGTTTCTGCAAAATTTGCGGTTGAATCACCAGTAGACGCAAAATGAGGAGGATTTTTAATATAGTTTAGTTGTATGTCATATGCTTGATCAGGAACTGGAGCTAGTAAAAAAACATTTTCATTCCAGTTAGCATAATATTTTGGTTGTCCTGTGGCATCAGTAGGATTAAATTCAGCAATAAAAGATGTATCTCTTTTTTCTAAAAAATCTCTTGTGCTACTACTAATGATTTGAACAGACCTTATAACTAATTCATCATCTGGTCTATTTAAATATCTTTGGCTAGCTACAGTTTGAGCTAGCACATACTTTCTAATATCATCGTAATCAACTTTTCCAGCTATATCTAATTCTGTATTTCTAATAAATTGATCAATTAAAGTATCGGATAAAACACTTGAGCTTACTTCCGTATAATTTCTTATTTGTGTTAAAAAATTAGCGTGTGAAATACTCATGATATTACTATTGTAAAATTTGTTCCGACAGATGATGTTAGTTCAAATGAAGTTAAAGTTGTGCCAAGTATATCCTTACTATCAGCTACAGTCATACTAGCTCCACTGTTAATTCCGCTATCTCCAGTCTCTGCAAAAAAACCACTACTTATATATAAAACAAATTGTTTTTCATCATCTTTTGGTCTAGGTCTAGCGTTTGCTAAAGCAATTGGATCCGCTTTAATATGTTTTCTTCTAATTTGTGGATGTTTTGGCTCAAACTCTGATTTATGAACAAAAGATCCATTCCATTCTTTAACCATTTCATTGTAAGGAAAAGCCAATCCTGATCTATCAGATATTGCTTTTGCGTATTTACCTCTTGCGTAAGCCATTATGCACCTTGAGGAAAATAAGATTGTGGTGAAATATAAACAGAAGTTCTTTGTCCATCTTCTGTTAAAGCTCTTTGCAATTCATCTTCATAAATTTGTTTATTTTGAGAAACTAAATTTGGATTTTTTTTCATCGCTAAATAATATGCTAACCCAGCTACCATACAAGGAATAAAACGAAATACAACATCTCCTTGATTAGTATATGCTCCAGCATCTTCTATTCTTTTTAAATAATAATATTTTATATAAGTATAGGTAGTTGCATCTGGTGTTTGATACAAAGTTATTGTTGGTGTTGTTTGTCTGTCAACATAATATTGACTTGGTTGCCCTCTAGAACCCTTATTGGATAAAGCTGCATATTCACTTCTTGATATTTTAGTTAAAGATACATCATTAGTTGCAGTTGTTGTACTTGTTGTAGTTGATACATAAGCCTCTAGTATATCATTTGCATTGGTAGGTGCTGTATAAGTAGCTGTGCCTGCTGTTAGTAATTGTTCTTTTAATTCTACTTTCCATAAATGTACCCCTCTGTTTCCCCATTCACTAAAAAGAATATTTAAACTTCTTCTAGCAGATTTTAAATCATAACCAGAATTAGTTCTTACACCACATCTTTCATAAGCTTCCTGAATAATTTCATCTATATCTAAATCAAATGCTGTTGTTCCAGAAGTTGCCATAACTTATCCTAAAATACACCTTTAAAATTTGTTCCACGAATAGCTATACCGCCACCTTGACTTGCTTTAACAACTTTTGTTGGTTTACTGTTTTCTGCCATAGCTTTTTGAACTGCCATACCTCTTTTCTTTTCGTATTCACTAAACATACCATCTCCATCTAAATCAGCTTTGGAAGAAAGTATCATATCACCAGTTTTTTTACCTACTTTTCCTAATGGTTTTTGTTGTTGCATAAATTGGTTTTTAACTCCAAACTTTCTACCAAGACCTGCTCCTAACAAACCTGTTGTCATCATATCTCTCACTAATTTTTTTCTTTTTCTCTGTTTACCTCTGTCTCCTGTTATATTACGAGAAGGTCTATTTTTAGCTCTATCTTCTTGCATTTCTTTTTTTGTTGGTTTTCTTTTAAGTTCATCACTTTCAGCTTTTATAACTGGTATTTTTCTACCATCTACTACAACAGTATCGCCATCTTTCATACCTTTTGCTAAAGTTGTTTTTTTATTTTTCTTTTTAGCTTTTTTTATATAATCTAGTACACTCATCACAATATTCCTTTATAATAATCTGCTAGTCCACCTTCGACTGCAAAAGTTTTAACATTTGTTGGTTTGCCACCAACACCTTGAGCTTTTGCTCTTTTTCTGCTCACTGCACTTTTTCTTTGTCCTTCACTCATTCTTCTAGCTTTTGCTAAAGGAACACATTTAGGATATTTTCTTTTCGCATCTGCTTTTTGCTTACTTCTTCCACAAGGTGCAAATGAACCATCTTTTTTTTTACTTCCTATGTCTACCCACTTTTGAGCAAACCATTTTTTTAAACCACTTTTTGCCATTAAGACATCTTGAGTAAATCTTTATAATACAGTTGTGCACTTTTATTTACACCATAATCTCCTTGTAAAGGACTTTTAGTTACCTCATGTCCTTTGTAAGTGCTAATTAAATCTCCAGTCTTTACAGGTTTTGGTCCTTTAAAATCTTTTCGTTTTACACCACTTGGGTCTTTAATTTTACCTGCACATATTTTTGATGCGTAGCTATTAGCATATGCACTGGGATAAACTGAAAATTTTGCTTTAGCTGCTTTTTTTCCTCTTGGACATAATTTAGTCATAAATCACCTTTGTATATTATTCTATTATTATAGAATGACAAACTCAATATGTCTACTAATGAGCAAGAGTTTTATACACAAAACTTATTCTAGGTTCTCTACCTTGTTTTGGAGCTTCTCCCATATGTAAAATACTTGATTTAAATACAAGTAAATTATTTTGTATAAATGGATATTTTTGTTCTTTAGTGCAAAAACAACCAGAATTTTCTGGTAATGTATTACTTAGCATAATCATACAAGTATAAGCATTATTTTCGTGTGCATCTATGTGAAAATCACCGTCTTGACAAACATGTTGTATGTTAGCATACACTCTATTATATCTTAAAGGCATAGCTGTTCTATCTAATATAGTTTGAAAAATAGTATCAGCTAAATAAATATTGTCGGAAAAATCTTTGTAATAAAAAAATTTATTAGAATCGTGTTTAGATGTATGACCATACCAATGTTCATTATTAAATAATACAAAATTATGTAAATGTTTTAATACTTCAGGAGGTAATAAATTTTCATATATTTTTATTTCATTATCCATTTCTTAACTTTTCATTATAGTCGTAATCTTGTAAACCAGGCATGGTTCTAGTATCAAACATTAATTTTTTATCTTTAGCAAAATGAAAAAAAATTTGTAAACAATAATCTCCTTTAAACTCATTTCTCCAATGTTCAACTTCAAAACCTTTATAAATAACCATATCCCCCACCTCTAAAGAATATTCTTTGTCTCCAATATGAATTTTCCAAGGTTGTCCACTTACAAATAAAGTTGTAGATATGTAGCATGAAGGTCTGTCTTTATGTTTTTTTAAAACTGCACCTTTATTATAAATTCTCATATAAGTATAAGTTGGATAAATTTCTTCTTTTGAATATTTTTTTACAATTGGTAAAAACTGTAATAAATATAAATCGTTTAATATATCTCCGTAATTACAATATGTTTTTTCTGTGCATTGGTCATCGCCATAATGACCCCAACCAAATTTTCTCTCTTCTTTGGGGTAAGAGATATTATTTGTTAATCTAAAATCTAGTATTCTTTTTTTTAAAAAAAAATAATTTTTAATAAAATTACATTCTTTATCGCTTAGAACTTTTTTTATTACCCAAGCTTTTTCTTTTTCCTGCACAATGAGCTCTTTCACTAAATCCTTTTGGTTTAGCACAATTTATACTAGCTTTTCTTTTTCTTGTCCATTTTTTTTTCTGTGGAGGATTAGATATTTGTTTCCTCATTTGACTTCTACCTATTGCCATTTACTTCTTATCCATCTATACACTGCGTATGTTCCTAAACCTAATAAAATATAACAGATACCATCAAACCAAGATATATTATGTAGTGTTTCAATTAGTTCTGGTGTTACAGAGTTCATTACATCATCCTATATTTTGTTTTGCCTTCTTCATTTTTATAAGCTTCCATATATTTTAGTCTATTGTTTTCTGTACTGTAAGATACATGAACCCAACCAGAATGTGGGTCAACTCCATCATAAAATTCTAAAATTAATTGATCGTATTTTAAATTATCATTTATGTAATTAGCTAGATGAGAATTATCTACTCCCACCACTTCAATGTCCGCTGCTTGACCTTGCACATGTTGTGACTTAATACCACTACCAATTTTAATATTAAGTTCTACACATCTAAAACCAGAGGATATTATTACTGGTTGTAAAAAATTATTCCGCACTGGTTGTAAAACATGTACACATAAATTACGTAAATTAAATATTTGTTTTTCTGTTGGTTTGTTATCTATGTTATGTCTAATCGCTGTTTGCGATTTAGTAAATTCATGCAGACTAAAATTTTTAGATAACTTCAATTAACATCTCCACCTTTTTCTCGCTTGCCTCAATCTAGAATTAGGATCTTTAGCAGCTTTAGGAAATTTTTTCATCTGACCCAAACTTCTAGCACAAAAAGATTTTCTTCTTGCTTTGTCTTTTTTAGATAAATTTTTCTTCTTTGTTACTGCTGTTTGTAATTTAGAACCGGGATTTTTTCTTCTATAAGCTTGAACTCCTGCCTCTGTCATACCAGCTCCAGATTTAGTAGGTCTAAAATTTTTCTTAGTTCTTCGTGGCATGCCACCATTTTTTAAACCTAATAAATCCTCTGTGTATTTATCCATAATAAACAGTAGCTACTACCACACTTCCACTTACCATCTCAATATAAGAACCACCTCTAAATAATACTCCTTCATCAGGTATATAAGGTTCTAAATAATCTTGTGTTGTAGTCGCAGAAGAGTAAAAGAATTTTACAGTTCCAGCTCCAGAAGTTTCACGAAACTTTATTTCTGCATTAGCAGTTCCTCCAGAAGTTGCATTAAACCCTTTTACTCTATTTGCTCCTGAAAATATTGCTCCTAAACAATGATGAGAATTACCTGCTGATGTGTTTGTTCCCACAGCACCAGATGTAGCAATTTGTGTTACAGTTAAAAAAAATTTACTTGAAAACACTGTAGTATTGTTAGGACCAGCTCTTGTTTCTTCTTGAGCATCTCCATTTATATCAGTACCTGTAATAGTAAAATTTACACCTGAAATATTACCAGTTGAGGTAAAAGACACAAGAGCAGCCGTATTAGTTCCATTAAAAGTTGAAGCCGTACCAGCTAAAGTTAAGTTGGCTGCACCTCCAGTAGTTTGAGCTGAAGCCACACTTGTAGTTGAGGCTGCAATAGGTTTGAAAGATTTAACTTGTAGTTGTAAACCCATAATTTATCTCCTATTCAAAAACATTTCTACTACAACTTAAATATTGAACATTTAAAGTTTTAGCTTCTGCAGCACCTGCCTCTATTCCTACATAAGGTATAAAATCTACATCATCAGTTAAAGCACCTGTTTTTGTAGCTACTTGACTTGGTCCTACTTCTGTAACCGCAGTACCAGTAGTTCCAGAAGTGCTAGTTACATTGTACTGTAGTCCATTTACAAAAATAGTAGCTTGTCTATTAGCATCTACTTCAATAACTAAATGTATTTGTGTATTAGCTGCAACTGTGATTGGTAATTGTGATATAAAATCTGTTCCACCAATTGAATGAATAAAATGCAATTTTGTAAAATCAGCAAATGTTTCACTATTAGTAGCATCAGTTTGAAATTTAAAAAATAGTTGGTCGGCATCAGTTGCTATCAATTGATCATTGGTTAACTTAAAACCACCCCAAACTTTTACATTTGTAATATTAGTTATATCTATAGAAGTTTCATATCTAATAGAGTTTTCTGTTCCCCACAAAACACCAGTCCAAGCAGTTTGCCCTGAATCTAAATGAGGTGCTAATATAGATTGGTCTTGGTCAGCACCTGCCGTTGTCATTTTCATACCTGCGTGAGCAGTAGGAAAAGCCACTAAAGCATCAGTCATATTAGTGCCTAATACTTCAAAATCTTTATTTTTATCAAAAGTAACATTACCTTGTTTGAAAACTCTTACTGCTAAAGTTGCAGAACCTAAATCTATTGCACCACCTGTATTGTTTAATACTACAACTGTAACTGTATTGGCAGCTGTTACTCCAGCTGTTACTACTAAATCAGTGCTATCGATACTTAAAGATGCTACTGCAAAATCTCCTAATGCAGCACCAGTAACTGTAACCTCTTCTGCCTCTTCATCACCATCGGCAATACTTCCAAAATCTTTAGTTTCGGATGCAGTAAGATAACCATTTAATGCTGGTAGTTGATTAAAGTATTCCCACAAGTCATATCTTCTAGAATCTTGAGGATAATCACCTCTAGACCTATCTCTAATTTTTCCTGTTGTGGTATTCTTGCTTATAAGCTTCATACCATTTTCAGATCTTATAGGACCTGAGAAAGTTGTTGTCGCCATAATTTATCTCCTAGTAAAAGATATAGTCCTCTAGGGTGTCTGCCAAGCCAGTCTATATCAGTTATAAATTTCTTGGTAATTAAAGTATACAAAAAAAAAGAGGACTATGTAAGCCCTCTTTTGATTTAGTTTATGATAACTTTTATTTAACCAATTATGCTACCTCCCTTAAATATTTTACGTAAAGCATCACTTCTCTTCTATACATCCTTATTTTATCTCTAGTTTCATCAATAGCATTTAATGTGCCTTCAAGAGTACCTCCACCATGTTTTTCTAGATAAGCACTTAATTTAGGTAACATTAAAGATTTTTCTAAATATGCTAATATTAGTTTTTCTTTTTCTACTTGTCTTTTATTATATTTCACAAGATACTTTGCATCTTTCTTTTGTTGTGCTAGTTGCTCTTCTATAAGCCATCTAGGAAATTGTTCTTCCTCATTTATGTAGTTTGTCATTATGCAATCTCCTGATTATTTATTTGGCTTTCTATTCGTTTTATTTCTGCTTTTACTTTTTCATAACAACCCTTATTTATTTTTACGTGCTCAACAATATTAGGTACTTTAGTATTTTCGTAAAAGTTTATTTCTTTTTTAAAGTGATCTGCCATATCTTTCCACATAGCAATTCTATCTTTCATCTCTTTTGTCATTTTTTTAATCTCCTTTGTTTATAATATTATTATAATGAAATATGATGAGATTTGCAAATATAACTTTGTAAGGTGCAGAAAAGCTACATTTTTGTAATATTACTAAATTGTAAAAAATACGAATCAGTTCGGTTTAAGCAAAAAAAAGGGGTCATTAAGACCCCTTCTTATCAACCGATTATTTAGAGAGATTAAGCTGCACCAGGTGAGCCGAAAATACCTCTTGGGTCAGAGAACCCAAAAGAATATCTTTCTCTTGCTTTAAATCTTACATTACCAGAATCAAAGTCTCCTTCGATTGCAGTCTTAATAGGACTTCTAACAAATTGTTTAAGTCCGTTAGGTGCATCTGTCATAATGAAGAAAGCATCAGTATCTGTTAAATAATGATTAACTCTATAGCCTTGTGGGATCATACCCATGTTTGCCATAGCGTTGATGTCGTTATCAGCAGTACCGACTCTTTGTGGAGATTTCATAATTCTTTCTGCTGTGAATTGTAATTCTTTTGGAATTATTAACTTCACACCTTGAAGAGCTATTTTTAAACCTCTCTCATCTACGAAAGCAGCTATATCAATTAATGACTGTTCCAAAGATGTTTCGCTTAAATCAGCAGCTGTACTTAACTCATTTGCAAGAGTTCCGCCACTAGCTAGAGGATGGTCAGTAGCACAAAGCTCTTTACCATCTCCACCAGTAAAACTACTGCTGAAAGCATTATTTAGAACATTAGCAGCTTTCACTTGTTTAGTATTAGCCATACTTCTAGCTAAAGCTCTTGTGTATCTACCAGCTAATCTGTCATACAAATTATCTTCAATAGCTTCTTCAGTAATTGCAAAAGCCATTGCGATAGTTTCGTGTGTGTATCTAGCTGTGAATGATTCAGTAGCTTGGTCAAAAGTTACATTTGCACCTTCTGACTTTACTGGAGCTGAACCAAAACCACTTAACATTACTTCTTCTTCAAAAGCTCTGTCAGAGGTTTCAGATACAAAAATTTCTGCATGTTCATTTTCGTAACGATTATATTCAAGTCCGAACAAGGCGTTTAAACCAGGCTCTAACTCTTTGACTAATTGACTTCTAGATATTGCCATGATTTACTCCTTAATTCTTACCAGTATCAGCTTGATTATTAGGCTGATAAAAGTGGTTATTGATACGCACAATTATATTTGCGTTTGCTGTTGTTTGATCTTCATTGTTTACATCTTGACATATGTCAACAGCCATTAACGCAAAAGTAAATGAGCTACTAGTAGCACTTACATCTAATTGAACTTTTGAAATACCTGTATCTGTACTACCAGTAACATTTGTTACTGAATAGTTCATAAAACAGTTAGTTCTAGCAAAAGCTTCATCAGCATCAACTAAAAATAATGTGCCAGGGTCGTCTATTACATTAGCAACAATATCTGATGCAACTATGCTACCAGGATAGTAATTGCTAAAAGTTGGTTTCTTAGTAGTTGGATCTGTGTAAAATACTCCATTAAATACACCTAGCACTGGGGTTGCGTTTCCAGCAGTATGCCTTCTAATAGTCCCATCAGTATGAGGTATTACAAGGTCTCCTTGGAAAATAGCAGTTCCGTAATTTGAGGCTATGGTATATTTATTTTGAGCATTATTCCAAGACGCACCATTAAGATTCTTATATGGTCTAAGACCAAATTTTTCACTTACATTCGCCATAAAATATCTCCTTATTAGGCTTGTTCAAAATAAAGTGGTTGTAAATTAAGGTTTACGACCACCACCAAAAGTAACACGAGATTGCCTATCAACATTAATTGGCATCTCTGGTCGTTGTTCCCTTAGAACATCATTGTCAACGGCTTTCATTTGATCAGTAGTTTTATTACTAAAATACTCTTTGCGTTGTTCAACTATTTCTTCAGGTATTCTCGCCAACACGAGCCCACCAACTCCGATTAACCCCTGATATTTACCTTCACTTATAACTGGATAATCATGTTTGCCTATAGCTTTAGTAATTTCTTCAGCTCTAACAAACTCCCAACCTTCTCTAAGTTTCTTAGATACATTACCTGTATCTTCTTGACCCATAGTTTCAGTTCTTATCCACCTATGTTTATATCCTCTTGGTGCAGGAGGTGCATCCAAACTTGACGGAGGCATCCATTGTTTTTTTCTAGTATCTCTCACTTCGGATGTTCGTGAGCCTCTGTTTACTTTTTCCATAGTAACTCCTATTTTACAAATTTAGCGTATTCTTCCAACGGTACACCCAACTTTTTAGCTATTGCTACCTGTGATCGAGTGAGCTTCACAGTTCTGCGACCTTCTTGTTTTCTTCCCGCCGAAGCGACAGTTTGTGGAGGTCGTTGTTCTACTTCAAACTTATTAGGAAAATACTCCCTCATCTTGAAATTTATTTCATTATAGTAATCTTCACTCTCTGGGTCAAACCCTTGTGCGATTAAATCTTCATGTATTCCATAAGCTGCACTTGTCATGACTTTGTCTTTTCCAAACCATGTATTTTTTTGTGCCCAATCTTTTGCTTTACCAGTAGGTTCTTTTCTTGGTTGCTCAATTTTTGGTTGCTCAATTTTTGGTTGTTCTTGTTGTTGTTCTTTAGACTGATCTGCTTCTTTTTTTTGTTCTGTTAGTATTCTAGCTTTTTCTTTTTCTACAGACAATTTAGCTAATAAATCATTAGCTTCCGTAATTTTATCTACATCGTTATTCTCAATAGCAGCTTTTAAATTACTTTTAACTTGTTCTCTTTGTGCATCTATTCGTGCATCAAATTCTTTTATATAATTAGTATCTACAGAATTTATTGTTTTTTCAGCTTTACTATATTTATCTTGTAGACCTTTTGCATAATCTAAAGCAGCTTTTTCTCTTCTTTCTGCTTCTCTGTATTTTCTTGTAAGTTGATCTATTCTTCTTTGTACACTTTCGGATACTTCATTAAGATTAGATTTTGGTTCAGCGGTCTTCTCTTCTTTTGTTTCTATTTTTGCTTCTGTGTCTTTTTTTACTGGATCTGTATATCCTAAATCTACTTCTTCAAGTTTTACATCTTTTTCCTCTGAAACTTTTTCCACATCTAATTGTTTTTCTTCAAAAGCATCTTCTCCAACAGATACTTTTTCTTCATCTCTATTTAATTCTAGTTTTTGTTGTGCCATAATTTCTCCTTAAAATAGTGCAAGTATGTCTTCAGGTTTTTTTATTGTACCTATTATTTCATCGTCATTTAAAATTCTATGTTCACCAAATTTAGTTTTAAATCTAGCTCCAGCATATCGACCATAGATAACAAATTGACCTTCTTTGCACCATGGTCCATTAGGAAATCTCTCAGTATCTTTATAACACATATCCCCCATTTTAATTACTAAACCAACTACTGTAGTAATTTCTATGGTTTCTTTTGATTGATCAGTAAGTATAATTCCACCATCTGTTTTTTTCTTACCAGAATAAGGTCGTACTAATATACGATACCCTACAGGTGTAGGAATTAAATTTAGATATTCTTCGGTTTGTTTTGTACCCTTGGGAATGATAGCATTTTTTTCAGATGTATCATATTTTTTTGGTTTTATAAGTTTCATTCATCCTCTTTTTGCAGGTTCATAATATCCTGTTGCAATGCCTCTAATGCATTGAGCTTGCCTCTAGCATACTGTAAATTTTCTGAAGTGTCTACACTGTAGATAATATTATCTTTTGCTATTTCGATTTCTTTTTGCAACATTTTTTTAATAGCTAATAATGTATCTATGTCATACATACTTCATTACCCCATACATCCCAACCCTTTGTTTCTCGTCTTGCAAACAATTCTATTCTTGGTTTATCTCCCATTAATTTTACTATTTTTTCTCTAGTGCAATCTGGCTTTCTAGAATGTTCTCTTAATGGATCATAAATAATTTGATGAACTGAATTATTCTCTCTTCTAATTTTTCCTTTTGTTCCTATTAAACAAAGTTCTGAATTAGCTCTTGTCCAGTAACCTAAACCCATAAAGGTGTCTAAAGAATCTGTAGGTAAAAAAGAAGTTTGGTTTATACTATAATTTCTATTTGTTTTTACCCATACAAAACCACAAGTTTTATAAGTAAATCCCCAACTTTGTAATGTATCTATTCCTTCAACTAAATTTGGAAAAGTTACCCAAATAAATAAAACACAATCTTTGTCGGCAATCTTATGAACTGGTAAACTTTTAATGTCCTCTATGTCCATGACATTGTAATGAGCAGAAGCAGATTTATGTCCCCCTTTAGCTGTCCATACTTTATAAGACCAAGGTGGATCCGCATAGATAATATTATATTTTTTATTTGGAAAAGGTATCATAAAATTTTTGTAACAAAATCATTATCTTTCATGATGACTTCATCGCTTGTCTCTATCCAAACTTTTGCTCCACAAGATAAAGGTTTATCTGGTTTATAGACAACCTTACATAAACCTTTTACCTCAACCTCGTCTACATAATAATTATTTTTTGATGTCTTCACAGTAATAACTTGTTCATTAGTATTATTTTTTTTGTTACTTCTAATTTTATGTTGGTTTATATGTATTCGTTTTTTCATTTTTTCATAACTTTAGTGTCTACTTTTTTTATTTTGTCTAGGCTGCGTAATCCACCAATTCCTAACATGCCAAGTAGCAACGGCATCATGATAGACATGTCCGCTTGTGGAACAGTAATACCAAATCCAGCACAAATCGGAGCTACCATAAAATTTATTCCTAGAGATAACGCACAAATCCAACCGCACAATGGCCGCCACGATGATTGAAACCAATTACCTTTTGCTTCTTCTGTGTTTAATTTTATTTGAGCAAGAGCTAATTCTTGTGCGTGTTTTTCTGCCATAGTAGATATTTCGTGACTTAGTTGTGCTGCCTTGTCTTTATCTCTTACAAATTTTCCTATTAATTTAGTTGCTGGTCCTATTAATGCTGTTAATGCCATTATATACTCCTTTTAAAAATTAATTTTCTGCTTCCTTTTCTCACTGCTTTAAAATCAACTTCTTGCAAAGCAGAGACTATTGATTGAATTTTTAATTCATTAAAATCATCTATTATTAAAATACTTTCATCAGCCATTCGTTTCATAAAAAAATTAATTTCATTTTCAACAGCCTCCGTTGTGTGTGGTCCATCAAGATGTACAACAGAATATAATCCTAGAATAGCTGTTTTATTATCTATGGAAAACGGATAACCTTTATCCATAGTTTCAAAAAAATATGTATCTGGAAACTCAAAAAAAGCAAACTCTGTATATTTAGATAACTCACTTACAGTTTCTACTTTCATAAATTCCGTATAATCCTTTCTACATGGAAAAGCATTGTCGTAATGTTTGTATTCTAAATCACCGTATGGATCTATTGCTATATGTCTATAATGTTTTACTTTTTTTTTTCTAACAGAATCCATAATTATTTTAGAACCTAGTCCTCTTCGTAAACCAATCTCACAAGTTAAAACTACATCTTCTAAATTTAATTTTTCTATTTCTTCGCTAATGAAACTGTATTCGCTAGAGTCCCCATCTATCATTTAACACCAATGAATTTTTTTCCTTTTACTTGTATTGGTTTTACTCCCTTAATATCACTTCCTTGTACACCATTTTCACGATGAGGGCAACCAATATCTGATAGATCGCCTTGGCTAAATTTTTTTGTTAGTCTAATATTCAATCCTTTGTCATATTTATTTTTGTAAGCACCAACATCTACATTTAATTTGTTTTTAAAATTTTTAGTATAACTAGCAGTAGTTGAAAATTTATCCTTAAATACATTTAAATCTCCACCGCCAATTTTTGTTTTTAATTTAATATTTTTAAGCTTTTTATCTTTTACATTATATGTAGCTTTTACTTTTGTTTGTGGTTGTATATTTTTTTCATAACTTAAATCTCCACTAGCACGAAACTTTAACCCTTTTACTTTTATTTCGTCTCCTTGATTAAAACCTTGAGGGTTAGGACCTCGTTTCGGTGGTAGTGCTTTATTTCTTCTCATTTTTTTCCTTTGCTACTTTTAATTTTTCTTCTGCTATTCGTATTCTTTCTTCACCTTGCTCTTCACTATCTTCTCGTTTCATCTTTTCTAAATCAAGTTTTTGTTCAAACTCTCCCATCTTTCTTTCTTCTACATCCACATGCTCTTGAATTTTTCTTTGCATATCCAAAGCTCGTAAATCCATCTCTTGTTGTTTTAGTTGAACTAATGGATCTTTCTTTTCTTGTGCACTTTCTAGTAATTGTAGCTCTGAAGTAAGTTGTGCAATCTTATCAGCAACTAAAGATTCTGTAATTACCAAGAATGCTTGTGGATTATCTTTTTGTAATACTAAAGTTTCTGGTTTTGCTTGTAATTCTTGTAATATTAAAGCTCTTGCTTTGAATGATAAATGTTCTGCAATATGTGCTTGTAGTAATGCATACACCATTGGATTAATTTGTACCATTCTGCTTTTGATAAACGCAGTATGTGCAATAATATGTGCATCATGGTTTTGTTCTGGGTATGCTTTTGGTATTTCCATCCTTAAAGCTTCCGCATTTTCTATCGATGGATCTAAAGGTTGAGGTACTCTCTCTGGTTTTAAGATTGTATCAATTTGTTTCGTGCCTAATGCTTCATATACTCTTCTATATGCTTCACGAATGTTGTGTAATTGTGGATTTGACTGTGCAATTTGTAATTGTGTCTGTGCTAGTGTAACTCTTTGTGCCATAGAGAAGATATTTGGGTCGGCAACTGGTATAACATCAACTTCTGGTGAAAAATCAGCTACTTTTATTAGTCGATTACCACCATAAACAGCATAAGGGTAAATTGGCGGTAAATAAGTGCCGAAAATATTAGCTAATAAACGAAATTCTTGTCTCATTGCATAGTAACAACGCTTATGAATAGCACTCATGACCCTTGAGCCTCGTTCCAAGAGGGCAATAGTCGTTCCAACAGCTCTATTTTGTGCATCATTGCCTATCGCATTGTCTGTTATAGCTGCAAATCTTTGTCCAGCTTGCACAACAAAGCCTAACAACGAAAATAATACTGAACTTGGTTCTTTAAATGGTAAAATTTGAAATTGATCTTTAATATTACCGCCAGGTGCATCAACATCTCTGAACTCACCTGGTTGAAAAGGTTGATCATCATCTCTAATTCGTAGACCTCGTGACTTAAAACCAGCAGGTAAGTTACTTAGAGTACCAGCATCTAATAATTGTCTCAATGCAGCAGTGGCAGTTTTTGATAATCCACCAATCATGTGTATTAAACCAAACCCATAAAATCCCAAACCAGGTAAAAACTTATAATGAACAAAATATTCTTTTCTTTTCATTAAAGGATCGTTCATATCGTAATTACGATAAATTGAAAGAACTTCTTGCGAGCCTTCATCAATCGTTACAATGTAAGGTATCTTTATATTTTTTTCTGATGTTTCTGATTCATACTCACCTATGTCTAAATCTACGTGCATCTCTAAAACATTAAACTGATATTCTTTATCCTCTGAAGGAGTTACTCCTTCTATAGAATCATATTTATCTTGCACTGAGTCGTCATTCATGCGACTTGGTAAAATTTCAACATCTCTATAAAAACCAGTTCTTTGTTTTTTTAGAATATCGTTTTCACTCATTTTAACTACATGTGTTATTCTTTCACAATCTTTTAGATCTGTTGCATAATACGGAACAACAAGATCCTCTGCTGGAATAAATTTAGCAATTGCTCTTTGCATAACTTCGTCATAATATATTTTTTTAAACGCAGAACCAGCTAATGGAAGATAAAATAATAATTGGTCAAAGTCTGGAGTATACTCTTCCATCTGTTCCATTATCATATAATTCATAAACTCTTTGACTCGTTGAGCTTGTTCCTCTCTTTCTCTGGTTTGCTCCCCTACCACTTGAGTACGAACAGGACCATCAGAAGGTAACAACTCTTTATAGGCTTGAGCTTGAAACTGTGTTACAGATTCTGCAAGTAGTGGATGTGTAACGGAACTCGCACCTTGAAATGGTCTACTCTCATTGTCGTACTTAAACCCCAATAAGTCTAACCCAGAGGTATAAGACTTTTCCCAGTCACTTCGACTTTCTTTATCTTTTTTGTAATCTGCTATTAGTTCACTTGATATTCTTCCAAGAACTCTATCATCCATATCCTCGGCTAAGTTAGAATAAAATAGTTTTACTTCATCAACTAGCTCTTTGATTTTTTCTTCTTGGCTCTCTTCGTTTTCTTCAGAAGGTTCTTTAACTTCAACATTAACTTCTTCTTCAACGACTGGAGCTTCTTGCGTAGTTTCTTCATCAGCTTCTCCCTTTTTTATTTCTTTGTTTTCTTCTACCATTAATATAACTTTGTTTTTTTTGTTTTACCTAATTTACATTTAGCTTTTACAGTTTTATTAAAAAATTTTCCTTTATTAGCATTTTCATAATACATAGGAAACATTTTTGGTGCAGAAGCTATTCTTGCTTTTTGTTGTTCTACTCTAGCTCTTACATCACTAGCTAAATCAGGTGGGGTCATATTAATTTGAGTAGGTCCTTCTAAAAAATCTTGTAAAGGATCTATTCCAGTAATTTCAGAAAATGCTTTTAATTTTTCAGATATATTTTTTTTATTTTTTTTAGGTTTAATTACTTTTTTTTTTAACTTAGCTTTTTCTTCTTCTGGTAATTCTGCGTACTGTCTATTTTTTTTAACACTCATTTTTCACCACACTCACACAATTTACCAAAGAGCCTTCTTTTAACTTTTTTTATTATTGTTTTTATTTTTTTTATCATTAGTAATAACTATATTCCTTTGGAGGTAAATCAACATTGTCTACATAGTCCGAGTATAGTTCAACAAAGTTACCTTGTCTATACCGAAGCATTGCTTGGCTCATACTGTCCACATAATCATCATTTGCACCATGAGGAAAACTTGCACATTCTTCTATTACAGCATCTGCAAAACTTTCTCCATGTGGATACCATACGGCACCGCTTTCAAATAATGGAGCAACTGCATTTACTCTAGAAAATTTATCATTGCCTTTACTTGGAACAAAAGGAATAACTGGTATACCCATTCTTCTAAATTCTTGTGTTAAAGGTTCACCACTTGCTTTTTGTTCTATGATAACACTTTCTGCTTCCCAATATTTATACGCATCCATAGCAACAACTTTTAATTCTGGAAAATCATATTTACCTCGAATAGCATCTAACAAAATTATATTCGGTGTTACTTCATCTGGATAAAAAACTCCCCAAGTTGTAATCGCTGAATAGTCAGCAGTTTCTTTTTTACTAAATGCCGTATCATAACTTTGTATAACATGAATTAAATTAGGTATGTGTTCTTCCTTCCAAGGTTGCCACCATTCTCTTTTAATAATAGCACCTTCCTCGGATGTTGGTTCTTGCATATATTGAGCTGACCAATTACGAACTGGTAGTGATGCTTTTATTTTTTCTAATTCAGATAGTTCCCAATATTCTGACCACACTGGTTTACCATCTGGTAAGATAGCTGGAAAAGAAATTGTTTTCCATGAATCTGCTTTGGGTTCTTTTTGAGCCTTCAATAATCTACCAGTTAAATCATCTTCCGCCCATCGTGTCATAACTAATAATATAGATCCACCTGGTTGTAATCTTTGTCGTGGTCCTGATGTATACCAATCATATGCTCTTTCCATTGCCATATCCGACATTGAATCTTGTTCCGTATGAGGATCATCAATAATTAATAAGTCCGCACCACGACCAGTTATCGATGCTCCCACACCAGCTGCGTAATATTCTCCACCTTGATTAGTTTCCCATCTACCTTTTGCTTTGGAGTCCTCACGCAATTTTACATCACCAAAAATTTGTTGATACTCTGATGAATCAATAATGTTTCGAACCTTACTTCCAAATCGCACTGCAAGTTCTGTATTGTGTGATACTTGCATAATTTTTAATTTTGGAAACCTCCCTATTATCCATGCTGGAAAATACACAGATGCAAATTCTGATTTTGTATGTCTGGGTGGCATATTTATTATGAGCCTTCCTTTTCTTTCAGAAGCTATTTTTGTAAACTCATTTGCAATAATTTGATGATGACCCCATTTGCTTTTTTGTTTTTCTTTTCTACAAATAAAATCTTGCCACAATTCTTGCACAAAATATAAAAAATTATCTTGGCATAATTTAATATGTTCAATATGTAATTTTTCTACTTGTAATCGTAATCTATCTGTAGTTAAATGTTCAGTATCAATCATGCAATATTTATAACATAAAAAAATTTAGATGTTTAGTTCTTATATATATGTATCTTACTTAACCTATACACCTATCTGTAGTAACATAAATTTTGCTGACCCTAAAAAAAATAAAAAAAACTACTTTACATTTCCAAAAAAACCTTGAGCCTTCTTTTTAGATCCCCAAAGAACGAAGCCAGAACAAACGCCTAAATTTAACATAATGTGTGTTATGCGAACTAACTATTCCGAATCGAAATCGACTTAATTATTTCGTGCAAGTTATCACTGTTATATTTTTTTTTAGCAAGGATCTCGAACCGTTCTATCTTGTCCTCTTTACCAGAACAAAAAGCGAACATTGACGGCAAAATTCTCATAAGTTTGAGCTCCCTCTGCAAGGGAGTGAAAACTAAGTTGTAAACTACACCGCCTGCATTAATGTAATCTATTTGCCAGATGATTTGATATTTGGATAATCCAAAATTCTTATCTTCATTTGACTTTAACTCTAACCAAAATGAATTGCCATTCACACACGCATGAACATCAGGTATTCCGTTAATTGTAGAACTTTCTATCCTAGTCATATGCCATGACTTATCTTGTTTTTGAAGTAGGTTAAGTTGATGCCATAAATTCTTTTCCATAGTCACCTAACAAAATGCACTCACCAGAGACAAACCCAATGAGTGCAACAAAGGAAAATCGTTAAAAAAACGACTTACAAAACCTTACTATGATCAGTAAGGAATATCAATAACTAATTCCTGTTTTTTGTTTTTGTAGTTCTTGTTGTTGTTCTTGTAAAGTATTTCTAACATTAGTCCAATACCTAATCATTCTAGTGTCATTTAATCTATCTATAACATCTTGTGTATTGTTAATCATTTTGTTCATATAAATAATCTTTTCGTCTAATTGTTGTTCTTTATCCATTAAGTAATCTTTAAATCTGCTCATTTATTTCTCCTTTATTTCTTTTAAAATTTTAATTATTAATTCTGCTTTTTGTGGTGTTAACTCCATTCTATTAGTTCTGTTTCCATTACCGTCTGAAATTACTATACCAAAACCATAAATCGTATTATCTAATTTTTTAAATTGTTGTCTAACATAATGTTCATATCTATTTATCATAAAAATTATTCCAATCTTCTAAATCAGTTAAATGTTTAAAATATTTATTGATAGCTTTAACTGTATATTTTGCTGATATATATCTTGCTTGATCTGGATCTCCTACTGGCTTAGACCAATGTGGTTGTGACCAATACCAAGCTTCATAATACAAAGACCTTAAAGCATCATTATAAACTTTTTCTACATATATATTTTTTTTAGTTTCCTTGATTAAATCTGGAAAAGTTCTATTCTGTTCTCTTGATACATCAAGATAATCAAAATATAAACATTTAGGTAATTTAATAGTGTTCATCATTTATTTTTCCTATACTCTAAGCTGATAGCTCTGTTATAATCGTTTAAATCATCTGATACTGCTTCAATGTCATATTCAATATCATTTGAAAAATCATAAAATTTATTACAACCATCTACGCCCATAAAATCTCTGAACATAATATCATTTTCTACTGTTTCTAATTGCTCTCTTAGTTGTTCTAATTTATCTAAAAATCTTTGCTTTTGTTTTTGTGTATACATTTTTTTATTTCCTTTGTTATATGATAAGTATATCAAATCATATCATGTCGTCAATAAGTTATTGTTTAATTTCCAGTTTTTCCTATATAGAAGTTGCTTAGAAAAAAAAAAAAAAATAAAAGTGTAGAATTAACAAATATTTTAGGAAAATGGAAAAAACTCCAGAAAACATACCATTACAGAGAAATACTTTTGGGAAAACTTTGGGAAAAATTCCTAGATTTTGGGAAAGATACTGTTTCTAGGATTGTTTTTCGTGCAAATTTTTTTTTTATTTTTCTTTTCTAAGGAAGTGCTATATAGTATTTTAGGAAAACAGAAAGTGATTCGTGATGCCTCAAAGAAGTAAATTGGTTCGTACAACTAAAGACCTTACAGACAAACAAAAAAGGTTTATTGATATACTTGTTATGAAGTGGGGTAAGATAACAAAGACCGATGCATTGTTAGAAGCTGGGTACACTCCTAAGACAAGAGAAAGTGCCTTTGTCCTTGCATCAAAGTTAACGAACCCAGACACAAACCCTCATGTATGTCGATACATGGAGAAGAAATTGTTAGAAGAAAAAGAAAAATATGAAAAGGATAAATTAAGAAGGTATAAGATCCTAGATGATTTAAGAGACCAATCTTCTGCCAAGGGACAATTTACTGCATCTATAAATGCGGAATATCGTTCTGGTCAATTAGCTGGCTTATATGTAGACCACAAACAAATTACTCATTCAACATTGGAAGGAATGAATAGAGATCAATTAGAAAAAAGATTAGAAGAATTAGAGTCTAAAATTGGCGAAGCAAAAAACATAATTGATATTACTCCTACAAAAATAGAAGAAAAATAATGGATTTAAAAATAGTAGAGTATGAGCATGAAGTTTGTATTGGTGATGATCCAGTAAGAAAAGATTTAGATTATCTTTTTAGAACAACTAATGGTAGAAAAATATATACAGTCCCAAAAAAGTCTGTTGTTTGTACTGCTAATACAATAAAGATTCCTAAAACAATAAAACAACTTACTAACTATTCTAAAACGGATACGCATTGTTTTACAATTTTTTATACATTGTGGAGTTATGAAAAAGGATATGGTAGATTAATTTTAAATTATTTACTACCTACGTTAAACACTAAAAGATTTGTGACACTGTCACCTAAAACAGAAATGGCTAAGAAGTTTCATTTAAAAAACGGAGCTAAATTATTATCAGATAATAAAACCAGTTATAATTTTGAATATTTTCGATAATTAAATAACACTCATAAAAATAGTAGAAGTATACGTGGTTGTTGATTGGTGTACCTCTTCACGTAATCTTTTTAGCTCGCCTTTTCTTCTTCTCTTCTCACGAATATTAATAGATTTTAATTCAAGATAATTGTTATAATACTTTTGCCACTTTACTTGTCTTGAGGTAAATTTAACAAGACCTTTTTGTAATGCTATAATGTAAGATTTACTAATATTTTCTGGTTCTAACAATGCCCAATCACATACTAAATTAAAATCTCTACTATTGCCAACTAACCAATTGTGAGCTTCACATTTTAATAAAGCAGATTTTCTATCGCTGTGTGGAACTAACACATCTTCTATACAATTTAAAACTGTATAACAAAACAATAACTCTTCTGGATTTCTTTCTGTGAACAACACTTGTTTGCTATTAAAATATCCTAAAACTGCTAATACATTTGGTTGTGGTAAATACATTAATGTCCGTATAACTTAATAGCTTCAACTAAAAAATCTTTATACGTTTTTGTTAACGGACTTCCCTTGTCTTTATGTAATATATATTGAGCATAAATGGTATCAATATATAAATGTCGGTCATCTGGTTGTAAGGTTCGTGGGTCAAGGGTCTGCATTAAATCTTTAATATTATCGAGATGCAGTTTTAGGAACTTTTCAAAATCCTCATAACTTATTTCTGAAAACTTTATTATTTTTGGATTTTTTTTTGTCATTAATTAATACGACACCCTCACCTTTACAAACATTACAGATAACATATTCTCCATGTTGTTTTTTGTCGAGAGTTTTTTTTCCTACAGAAGCGGTAGCTTCTCTCCAAGCATCATCAAATATTCCCATTATGTATCTCTTTATTACCCCAGTATTGGCAAAAACCACTTACAGATTTGTATTTAAAGTTTATATTTATATCACCATTGTTTAACAAAGTTTCAAATAAATTATTTATACCAGATCCTATTTGTAAGTTTAAATGTTTTTTAAACTTAAACTTTGTAAATTCTTTATAACTATTTACTACATGATGTTTTTGAAAAGGTTTATTAAGTTCATCCCAATCTTTATCATAAAAAAACTTTTTTACTGCATCTGTTAAGTAAGGTGCATAAAATTTTTTGTTATGTTTATTAGATACTTTTTTATGCCATAAATAACCAGCACTATTTTTAGGTAAAAAATAATTATCTCTAAACTCATCAAATTTAGATTTTGGATATTTAAAGTTTAATATAGCTTTTTTAGAAATACCATAGTAACCATCAGCTCCCCATCCACTAAAAACTTCTTGTTCATAAATTTCTGGATACAAATACATAAATGGATATACACAAGTAAAATGTGTTTTTTTCTTACAATCATAATCTTTAGCTAAAGTAAAAAAGTCTTTATGAATATTGTCTGTCGGCACAACTTTACATTTATAATTCCAATTAAAAATGTCACAAACTTCTTCTGCTTTATCACTATCGTAATTTTTACAATTATCTAATTTAAAACTATATGCGTTTATTTGCTTTCCTAAATTATGTAAAGCAAAAGCTATACTTAGACTGTCTACACCCCCAGATAATAATACCGCTACTGAATTATCTTTGGATACTTTTTGTATTTCGTTTTCTAATATTTTATTTATTTTCATTTTCATGTACCTTTTGTATTCTAGTTCCTAACCATTCCATAACATTGATAGACATAGCTCTGCCACAAGCTTCATATCTTCTTGACACTGGAGCTTCTTCTTTTGGCTTACCTCGATAGGGCACTTGTGTATAATTATCTGGAAAACCTTGTAACCTTTCACATTCAATAGGAGTCAATCTTCTAATTTTCTTCACTCGATTACCAAAAACTATTGGTTGTCTATTACCACCAGTCATAGCAGTCAAAGTTGGGGACACCTCATCTTTATATACTCTAGCAGTTTTATCTGGAGTCGAGGTTTCTAATACAGTAACAGCTGGTATATCTCCAGCAGTCAATGTAAAGGATACATCTTCTTCACTCCAAGGTTTACCATTACTTTTAGTATGATTATCTCTAACTACCACTAAGTCAGTAATATCTTTATAATCTCTAGCTAATAATGTAGAAGCTTTATCATCCTCCTTATATCCATCCTCAACAAAATTACTTACTCTTGTATAGGTATCTTGTTCAACAACTAAATCAGTAGCAGACTTATAATCTCTAGCACAGATAGTCGATGATACATCATCCTCTACGTAGTCACCTCTTCTTCTAATGCGATTTGTAAATTCTTTGGCAACTCTTTGTCTCTTTGTTCTGCTCGGATAAGGATTTTCTTGCATTGGTTCTTGGTCAAATAATACCTTTGCTGGACATCTCCAGTCTCTAATATGTCCGACAACGAAGATACGCCTTCTTCTTTGTGGGAGGGCTCTTGGAAAGCGACTTGTTCTGACATATTGAGTGTCAAGAACCCTATAGGCGAACCCATACCTGAGTTCTGCCAATGCTCCGAGAAAGGTTCCAAGATCTTTTCCTTCGTTTGATGACAAGATGCCGGGCACATTCTCCCAGATGATCCATGTGGGTCTAACTCTATCAATAAGCCTAATAAACTCAAGTGCGAGGTTTCCTCTATCTTCTTCAAACCCTTTTCTAAGTCCAGCGATGCTAAAGGTTGCACAAGGGGTTCCCCCCACAAGGACATCTGGTCTTGTTCCGATTGTTTCTTTTGTGATTTTCGTGAAGTCGCCATAATTTTTTACCTCTGGATAATGATATTGTAACACAGCAGAACGGAACTCTTCAATCTCAGAAAAACCCAAAGGTTTCCAACCCAGTGGATCCCATGCAACACTACATGATTCTATTCCGCTACATATTGATAAGTAATTTAACACTTACTTTTGTCCATCCATTAACTGTTTTTTAAGTTTGTCTAATTTTATCTGTTCTTTTTTAGATAAGTAAATAATATAATCATTTACTAATTTACCAATCATTGAAGCTGGATTGCGGTATTTCTTTTCACATAAACCTTTTAATATCTTATAATCATTTACACGAATTGCCACTGTTCTCCATTTAGTAGTGTCCATTATAATCTCCTATAAAGTTAACAATATTAAATACAACCAAACGATTGTATTCGCACCAAAAATAGTTATTAATAATATTTTTGTCATGTCTTATTAAATATGTGATATTGCATAATATGTCAAGAAATATTAAATTGTTTCACCAAAATTATCACCAATTGCCACATCTACTTTCATAGGAACTAAAAACTCTACACAGTTTTCCATAGTGGTTTTTATAATCTCAATATCTTTTTTATCTTTAATACTGAAACACAATTCATCGTGAACTTGTAACAATGGCAAGTGACCCAAGGTTGCACAATCCAACATTGCTTTCTTTGTAGAATCTGCACTTGTTCCTTGTATCAAACGATTAAGACTTTTGTAAGTGTAAGCTCGTTTAATATTTTTTGCACCGTACTTTGCACTAGCATTTTCAAATTTTTCTGCTTGGTGTATTCCAAAATCTTTTGGTTCAAATAAATCAAAACGACATTTTCTTCCCAACTTAGTTCGTATCACTCCTTCGTTTTGTGCTTTATCCATACATTTATCTGATAGCATTTTTAAAAATGGTGCTTTGCGATTATACTTATCTATAAGAGAACTTGCTTCATCAAAAGTTAAACCTAACATATTAGCTAATTTATTTTTGCCCATACCATACATTAAACCTAATGAAATACTTTTAGCACTCTTTCTATCAATACCACATAAGTCTGCTACTGATTGGTGAAAATCTCCATCACCACTGTCATATGCTTTGGCTATCTCCTCTGCTCCGTCAAAGTCTAAAGCTAAACTATAATGAACAGCGACCCTTGGTTCTTGTTGCGAGTAGTCTAATGCAACCCACTTCTCTCCTTCTTCTGGTAAAAATAATCCTCGTATTAAATTACCAAATTCTTTATTACGAGCTGGCAGTTGTTGTAAGTTTGGATTACTCATAGATAATCGACCACTTACTGTGCCACCATTGTTTCCTCGTAGTTGATTTATCTCTGCATGTATTCGACCCTTGTGTGTGTATTTTAAAATACTATTAATAAAAGTATTATGAAATTTATTTAGTTCTCTTGCTTGTACTATTAATTTTGAAATATCGTTAGCATCATCGTTTAACCATTGTTGCGTGAAACTTGGTTCTTTAGTCTTTACTGTTTTAGGATATTCAATACCTAATGTATCGTAAGCTGTAGCAATACTTCTCGCTGCCCATATATCTACATCTTTACCAACTAACTTTTTTATGTTGTGTAATGTAGTTTTTTCTTTTTGTTTAAAATCTATTTTTAATTTTTCTGCACCTTCTGTATTTACTCGTATACCTCTACTTCTCATTTCAATTAAATGCGGTAATAGATCTCGTTCCAGTTCCCAAATAGTTGTTAAGTTTTGTTTTACAATTTCGTGTTTAAATCGTTGCCATAAATTATAGGTAAGTTTGCTATCTTGTTCGGCATAATGTCCAACGTGCTCAGAAGGTAGTTTCCACATTTCGTTTTTAGGATCTACTCCATATAACAAAGCAGAATCTCTTAAACCTTGTTCGGCTTTTATCTCACCTAAATATTCTTTTGCTAATGCGTTTAAGGAATAACTAAATCTGTTCTCATCAATTAAACAACCAGCAATCATTGTATCTACAATTTCACCTTGAACCGATATACCATATGCTTGCAACCACCCTACATCATAAGGAGCATTATGAAATATTTTACGACAAGGTAAATCACAAACATCCTTCATGTATCGTAAGACTTGTTCTTTAATAAGATTACCGCCACCTAAATGTCCAAAAGGATAGTAGAAACTACCATGTTTCGAGGTAACTGCAAAACCAATAATCTCACCTTTACCCAATGCCCAACCAGCTCCTAAACCATTATTAATACCATCATCTCTTGTTTCTAAATCTATCGCTATCTCATCACAATCCGATAAATCAACATACTCTGTAGGTGGTGACCACATGGTTTTATTTTGTAAGGGAAAAACTAATTGCATAAAACTCTCATTTCTTTTTTAAAGCTAAATTGCCAGACACTGTAATTCTGTATTCTTCTGTATTGTAAAACGGATAAACACAATGATTTAAACTAGATGGAAATATTAAACATTGTTTTTCCCAAGTTTTATCTGCGTGTATTTGTAATGATGTTAAATCGTTAATACTATCGCTATTGCCTTTAACAAATTCTAAAGCACCAGATACATTAGAATTACTTCTAATACCAGGAGAACTTTTTCTCATTTCTTCAATATCATATGGAATACTTATAAAAATAATAAATGAAAAAACTCCTTCATGTATATGCAAAGGATTAAATTCATTTTGTGCCATCAGGTTTACCCACAAATTGTATAGATGTAGTTCAACTGTCAAATTATCATCTTGCAAATATTGTTTCACAATTTTTTTTACATATTCCTCTAATGGTGCAAAAGAATTTATATTACCAATTAAAAAACTATTTAACTCTGGAAAGTCTACATTTAAACTGTATTCTTTTTTAATATTACCAGCTAAATCTTTTCCGTAAAAATCCTCTTCTGCAACTTTAGATATTTTTTGTTTTAGTTTGTCAAAAACATCATCTGAAACTTTGCATTTAAAAACATTCATTTTTTATACAACTTTAACAACATCTCTTGTGTTTTTTTAGTTTGTTCCATTTCTTTTTTTGTTATATCTGATAAATGTAATTTACCTTTCTCATCTGCAAACCACTTTGGTGAGTTTTCCATAATTAAAATAGGATGATGATATTTTTTTATTTTTTTACTCATAATATTATTTTTCACCTTTAAATAACTCATTGTGCCACTCCATGTGTTTTTCAATAATATATTGTGCTATTGTTCTTATCTCAACTATTTTACCTCTCTTATTTATAACAACATATGTGCCAAATTCAGTTCTTGGAATCATAGGCATGAAAACTTTTAACACAGTCCTAGTATTACCATCCCTATATTCTACACCTCTTGAAGATGTTGCATTATTATTTACCCACATTATTCATAATCCCTTTCTATTATCATTTCACAATAATGTATTGCCTTTTGTATATCAGATTTTTTACCTTTGCTTTTATGTCTGCATATATATTTAATCACATTACCTTCTGCAAAACCCAACTCGTTTTTGTTAATAAATTGTGAAGGTTGTATTTTAAACTCTTTATAATGGTCGCTACCTTTTTCCCACACACTCATTTTTTTTCTCCTTGATGCGTTTTTGTGTTATGTATTCATCACTCTCTTCCATTGATTTTAACGTAAAACCATTTTTAAGCAATTCAAATAATTTACATTCAACTTCAAATTTAGTAGGTCTTGTATTAAACTTCATCTTTAAATTAATTTCAAATTTACCCATCAAAAAAATCCTGCGTTTTGTAAACCAATAATGGTGCTAATAATTGTATAAGCTATTAAAATTTCCATATGTTCATTCACTCCTCCTGTAAAATTTCACTTATAAAAAACTCTGTATCTATTATATCATAAGTGTCTTTTGTTTTTAACCTTTCCATTTTACTTCTTACTTCTGCTTCACTTCTACCTATAGATATTCTTTTGTAATAAATAATCTTTTGTGCGTACACTACATACTTTTTATTTTTTTTTTTCATCTTCTTTTTTACCCCAGTACACTAAATGAAAAGCATCACAATTTGGACAAGATAAATTTGTCATTATCTCATGCTCCTCATCATCTTCACAATCATGGTCTCCACCCCATATTAATTCTGTTCCACAGTTGTAACACTTCATTTTTTTTTCTCCCTTAAATAGGTAAGATAGTTTTCTCCAATCGGATAATTATATTTATGGTCAGTGCTTAGTATGTGTAATCTTTTTTTAGCTCTTGTTACTGCAACATAAAAAACTTTTCGTTCTTCGCTTTTTTCAAAAGGTGTTTTGTTTTGAAAAGAAGCTATCCAATTAGTGCGACTATATACTAATACATTTTCACTTTGTCCACCTTTGACAGAATGAATAGTATCAATAATTATTTGTGGTTCTTTATCTAAAGTTTTCTGACCATATCGTTGTAACAGTCTTACAAAGTATGTAACTTGTGGTGGATGAAAATTTCTTTTTAATATTTCGTACCAAGGTTTAGTAGCACTATCGTCATTTAAGTTTAAACCACACCAATCAATTAATCCATCAAAGTCATACTCTTGGGTATCTGATAAACTAATCCAAAATTTTACAGAACGAAAAGAACTGTCTTTTATCTCACGAATATATTTCATCATGTTTTCTGCTTCGTGTTTCGTGATGCTTTTACCATTAGCAATTTTAGTCCAACTCTTAATCGCATCCCATTGCTTTTGATCAAAAGATTTATTACCTCGATTATCCGCAAAATACAAGCCAGCATCTTTAGCCATCATGCGTAATTCATTTACTGTAGAATTAACTCTACCTAAGATGTACCAAGTTCCTTCTAAATGTAATGGTATCTCTCTAAAATTTAAATATCGTTTTACATAACTATCTTTATCAGACGGATAATATTCTTTATCTAGACTATCGATAATCCCTCTACGGATAATTTGTGAAAAATCATAAATAGCTTGTCCAAATCTTTTTGTTTGTCGTAGCACAACTTTTCTACCAGAAAAATAGTGCGTAAAGTATTTTGAGTCTGCTCCACTCCAAGAATAAATAGATTGGTCATCATCACCAGCTATATAAATGCGGTCTATATTATCTACCATTTTATAAATCAATGACCACTGTAGTGGAGTAAAGTCTTGAGCTTCATCTAATATTAATAATTTAAGTTTTGGAAAATCTACTTCATCGATAGCTCGTTCTATCATGTCAGTAAAATCAATGAAGCTTTCTTTTTTGTAATGTTGATAGGTTGATATTTTTCTTAAATATATTTCTAAAGAATCTTTTTTATATGTTTCTTTTTTATACGTTAACACTGGATCTTGCATCGTGTTTCGTGCTTTGTCATATACTCCTAGTGACCAATCTTTATATATAAAGCCATCGTCAGCTAAACGATTATCTGATGTTTTAATAATTTTACTTTGTAATGCAAAATCTATCATACAGTTTTTTGGGTCAAATATTTCTTCTTCAAAATATCTACGACAATATTTATGTAGTGTTTTAAATCGTTCAAAATCTTTTATACTAAAATTAGGAAAAGTATTAATAGCTCTATCTACTGCTTCATTGACCGCTTTGTTTGTAAAACTTATGTAAGCAATATCATTAGGATGTACACCCTTTGCTAAATATCTTTTTAAGATACGTTCAATTAAAGTATAAGTCTTTCCAGTACCTGGTGGTCCAAAAATCTTTATAGTTTTTTTATGTATCTCTTTTTGTTTCTGTAGTCCTAAACTTGTCATGATACTCTTCGTCTAATTCTGTTACTTTCTCTTTTGGTTTTTGTTTAATAATTTCGTGACTAATAAATTCTGGTAATGTTACATGCCATATATTTTTTTCTCCTTCGTGATAATCTTTTCTTCTACATCCTAACAAACGCAAAGCATCTGTAGTAGTGTTAAATATTCGTGCAGCATTTTTCTTAATAAATTTATCTAAGGTTATTTTTTTAAAATAACAAGTGTTGGTGTTTGTATCTAATACAACATAACCATCTTTTAATCTCTCATAATTATCTTGTTCAATGTGACTTTCAAAAAACTTTTTTAATGTGTTATATTTTTCTTCTTCTACTGTATCTTCAAACTTATGTTGTGAGTCTTCTACGGATCTCTCTACTATACCCTTCATTAATAATTCAAAAGGAGAAGGACCTTTTTTACTTTTAGGTAATGTCATCCAAAAAATTCTGTATCGTAGTAATCTAGTACGAAAAGTTTTTTCATCCTTCATATCTTCTGGTTGTATTGTTATTTGTTGTCCTTGATAACTGAACTCATAGTAAATAGTTTTTGTATCTCGTATAAAAGTTATGTTAGAAAAATCTTCTATCACCTCTGGTGTAGCTTCACCTATTCCTAACCTTCTTTGTTTACATAACTCTTTATTACATATTGGTGCATATTCTGGATGCTTTGGCGGACACTGATAATCGTAACTACTCTTGTGTACACTCTTTGTTAATTGTGTCACCTCGTTTCTTGGTAGCGGATTATGAAATATTTGTGTGTTTCTACTTTGTCCTATCTCTTCTAAAGCTTGCACAGTATTAGCATTATTTTTTTTCATCTCCAACACTAATACATTAAATAAATAATTGTTTCGATTATTGCCAGTCCATTGCTCTTGTATTAATTTTTGCACACATGGTGGAAAATGTTTCCATGAATTTTCTGGTTCATACTCTTTTATCTGCAATTTAAAAAAATCTTCTGGTGCTAATGTTTTTTGTTTTGCTATCTCAATAAATTTTTGTATTAATACTGGATTGTTGTTATCGTTATAAGCAAATTCCATACTACTATTCATATTTTGATAAGGCATATTTAACGCTTTGTTGCATGGAAATATTTCTTGAGCTAAAAAGTATTTATTGTTTATAACTGATAATTTATCTGCTACTTTGCTTGCGTCTACCCATTCATTTAAAAAAACAAATATATGCAAACCACCAGACTTTGATTTGACTGGCACTAGCGGTAATTTAAAATCTCTTATAATATCCACATATTTTTTTTGTGAATAATTTTTATAAGAGCTAGGATCTATATCTATACATCCCCATCGACACTTACCATCTTTTTCTGGTCGAACACCTACACGAACTTTTCCGTCTAAGTGAGCCTTCCAATCTCTTTTGGTTATGGACTTATTTATAGTAGTATAAGTTGTTACTTTCTTACCTCTCTCATCAAGCCTACCATCTGTGGTAGACTTGATAAAAGAGTCAGAGCTACCTTTAAATAACTCCGACAATTCCTCGTGCATTAGAAAGGAGTATCGTCTGAATTAGTTTGTTGTTTTTTAGTAGTTTTTTCTTCTACTGTTTTATCAACATTTTCAGACTCAAAGTCCACCTTTCCAAATATATCAGATTGTCTAGCTGCTTCATAAAATTCTTTAGTAGCTTGTAATGTATCATTGTTTTTAGCTACATCTAAAGTTTCTACATAATCGATAACCCATCCATACCAAGAGTTTTGTGAATTAGATTCTTTGGTCGTGGATAGTTTATATATAGTCGCCCAACTTGGCATAACAAATCTACCTTTTGATCCATTACCCATTCTTGATTTCATCATACTATTCCACACTTTAGATTTTTTCTTTTGTGTAGATTTCATAACAATGAGAACAGATTCTATTGGTTCAAATTTGTCATTAAGTATGTATGCAAAGTGATTACCAGAATCTTCAATGTAATTACCTTGACCTTCACCTGTCATAATTCTGTCTTTACCATCGTCTCCTCGTTGTGTTCTGCTCATCACATTTGGATCTGTGTGGATTGCTATGGGTCTACCAGGTGAGTCTCCTCTATCTGCCCATTCATTATAAGAATTTTTGTAGTAACAAGGTACAACATAAATCCCATCTTTACCTTTATACAATGAGCCAGTTACCTCGTTGTAAATGTCACCTTGTCTAGCCTTGTCTATAAACTTACCATCGCTTTCATCCAACACTGGACTATTAGCATATAGTATTTTTAAGATAGGAAGTTTTTGGTCTTTGGCAGTAATGTCCTCTGTGCCTTGGTCGGCAAACTCCTCTAAATTTATTTTGGTTGGTAAATTTTGTTTCTTGGTTACTATTTCTTTTTGCATGTTAACTCCTTATTATTTTAGTTTTGTTTGATTGATAAATTGAAAATACATCCATTGGAACTGATTCATTTTTAACTAAGATTAAATCTTTCATCATGGCAGTTAAAGTGTTTGTATTAACCTTTTCGTCTCGATTAACTGCAAAACCTTTAGATTTTAAATCTTCGAAAATATCGTTAGCTTGATTGTCTTCGCTACGATTAAAGTTTACAGATAATTGATTTTTGATAATATCTTCAAACCCATTATCTCGTAACCATGTAAAAGCTCTTTCTTGATTTGCTTTTGTAATAGATGCTTTGATAAAAGGTTTCACTTGAACTGTAGTACCATCAGTGGTCTTAATTTCAGTCACTCCACTTTCATGTAATAAATTAGGTATTACTTCCTCAGATAATTTTCTTTCTTGTTCTTTCAAATCTTTTAATGATTCTTCAGTCTTTTTTATTTTATCTTGTAGTAATATCAATGAATCACATTGAGTAGCAATGTCTGAAATACTGTCTGTACTAAGCTCTGAAATCTTCTTTGCTTCTTCTTCTAAATTCATAAATAACTCCTTTCATGTTTTTTGTTGTACAAAATAAATCAGGTTAAGTCAAATAAAAAAATATGTAGGTGCTAAACCTACCATTATTGTAGCTTATGTATTTGAGATATGATTTGACATTATATTATATATTTGCTATAAATGATTCGTGAGGCATTTTCCTCACAATAAAACAAAGGAAAAAACGATGAAAAAATATAAAGCAAAAAGAACTAAAAAAGAAATCATTGATAGGGTAGCTAAAAAATTAAAGCACCTTATGAAAACAGAAGGCACTAACTGGAAAAAAGGTTGGACTTCTAATATTGCAAGATTTGATTTACCAAAAAAAATATCAGATGGTAAATCTTATCATGGCTTTAACATTATTAATTTAGCAATGGAAGCTGAAGACAATGGTTATGAAAGTAATCTTTGGGGAACTGCTAATGCATGGAAGAAAAAAGGATATTATGTTAAGAAACATGAAACTGCACATCATGTTTTTTTTAATGCTCCTATAGAAGTAGTAGATAGAGATTTTGGCGTTATCACTGATAGTGGAGAATTAAAAGATGTTAAGAAAAAAATTTGGTACTTTCAACCATATCCAGTTTTTAATGCTAGCCAGATTCAAGATTATCCTATCGTGAAAAAAACTGAAGAGAAAAAAGTATCTAAGGTTACTGTATTAAAAGATGTAGAAAACTATGTTTCTAAAACAAAAGCTAATATTAAATTTGGCGGTGGTAGAGCTTTCTTTTCTCCAAGTGGTGACTTTATTAAAATGCCAAAGGTTGAAGATTTTCATGATACTGAATCTTACTATGGTACATTACTTCATGAATTAGTTCATTGGACAGGTAGTGATAAAAGATTAAAAAGAGATTTTTCTGGTGGTTTTGGATCTGATGCTTATGCAATGGAAGAGTTAGTTGCAGAAACTGGTTCAGCAATATTAAGCACTTTGTTAGGTATATCACCAACAGTAAGAAGTGACCATGCTCAATATCTAAATGGTTGGATTGAACAACTTGATAAAAAGCCAGAACAAGTTATGAAAGCAATAACTAAGGCTACTCAAGCAATCGACCACTTAGACAGTTTACAAACAGTAACAAAAAAGGAAGTGGCATAAGCCACTTCCGAAAGGAGAATATAATGATAAAAGCAATAAAACAATCAGAATATCTTGAAGCAATAAATAGAGCAAAAAATAGAATGGATAACAAAAATACTTTTTTTGTAAAGCAATTAGAAGATGACATAGCAAAAGAAAAATGGGAAAAGAATTTTTGGAAAGAAAAATATAAAAATCTTAAAAATAAAATAGATAGACTAAATAAATATTAATGTCACATAATTATAAAACACAACCTATGGAGCATCAAAGAGATGCTTTAAAAAAAGGAGCAACACAACGAGTTTTTGGTTTGTTCATGGAGCAAGGAACTGGCAAGACGAAAGTTATTATCGACAATGCGGTATACTTATATGACACCAATAATATTGATACTGTGTTTGTGATTGCTCCTAATAGTGTTTATACAAATTGGGAAGAAGAGATAGATAAACATGCTAGTTCTAAAAATTATATTTTCATGCATAAGATCCATAAAACTTTTGCACCTAGACCAGACTGTCTAACATGGTATTTAATGAATGTAGAGGCATTTAGTCATAAGTCTGGATATGAGACTGCATACGAATTAATAAAGTTTTACGGATTGAAAACTATGATAGTAGTTGATGAAAGCACTACTATAAAAAATAGAACCGCAAAGAGAACTAAAAACTTATCTAAACTTTCTAAAGGATGTAGATACAAAAGAATACTTACTGGAACACCAATAACTAAATCACCTTTGGATTTATGGAGTCAGATAGGATTTTTAGATGAAGAGCTATTAGGTTTTAAATCGTATTATTCTTTTCAAGCAAGATATAGTTTAATGAATAGAATATCAGTATCTGGTAATCGAAAGATAGAGATACCTTTTAAATTTATAAACCTAGATGAGTTAGAACAAAAGATGCAATCTTTTACCTATCGATGTTTAAAAAAAGATTGTTTAGATTTACCACCACAAGTATGGCAGAGAAGAAATATATTTTTATCTAATCAACAACGCAACACATATGAAATTTTAAAAGAACAAGCAAGAGTAATAATACAAGATAAACAAGCATCGATTACAAACAAGCTTACAGAAATCTCTAAGCTACAACAAGTTTGCTCTGGGTTCGTGTATAGTGACGATGGCAAGTTGGTTGAACTAGATAATGCCAAGTTAAGAGAGCTACTAAACATACTAGATGAGATAGATGGTAAAGTTATTATATGGTCTACCTTTCGATACTCCATAGAATTAATAGCAAAAGAGATAGCTAAGAAATATGATAAAAAAAATAAAAAAGATATTGTTGTAACATTGTATGGAGATACAAAAGACAGACCTAGTGTGGTAAAAAAATTTAATGAAGATAAAGACTGCAAATATTTAGTTAGCAATCCTAGTGTAGGCGGATATGGATTAACTTTAAATGCTAGTAGTATACAAATATTTTTTAACAACTCTTACAACTTAGAAGAGAGACTACAAGCAGAAGCTAGAAACCATCGCAAAGGTCAAACTGCGGATAAAGTTACTTACATAGATTTAGTAGCAATTAAAACTATTGATGAATTTATACTGAAAGCATTAAAGAATAAAATACAAATATCTGCTCAAACTTTGAATGAAGAAGTATTAGCTTTCTTAGAATAGAATCGATTCGTCATTCGTGCATAATGTAGCTTTTACAAAAGCCTAGTTTTCTGCGTGTTATAGGTGTGTATTTGCTTATCACATCTTAATGTGCTATATTTATTATATAAAACAAAGGAAAAAAAAATGAAATTAAAAGGAGCAATGGGAGTTTTAAAAAGAAATAGAGAGTATTTAGGTTTTGAAACTTTAGAAAGTCAAATAGCTTTCTATAAAAAACACACTTTAAATGTAGCTAGTACAAAAGTTGTTGAGGCATTAGAAATTTTTAAGAAAGCTAATTTAGGTTATCATGTACATAAAAATGCTATTATTAAATGGGGTGATAATTCTGAAGCACTAGGCATAAAGATTACTAAATTATTAGGTGAAAGGGAGAATGTATAATGGGAACATGGCACATAGACAAAGATAGGTTGAAAAAAATATTGACTAAACCTATTCGTAATTGTGAAGCACATAACTTACTATCCGATGGTTTAGGAGATGATGAATTTTTTGATTTCTTGGATAACATGAGAATGGAAAATTCACCTAATAAAATTATTAACGAAGAAGTGATAGATTGGTTGATTACAAAAGAAAGGGAGAATGCATAATGACAATGAGTAAAATAAAATTAGAATTGACTCATGATGAGTTGAAAGTTTTAAAATTACATTTAAAAGTGCCTATAGATATATTGACTAGTCCTAAGATAAAAGGAACTCCTTTGGAGTCTTTGTTGGACAAAGTTCATGATGCTAAGAGAACATAGCAAACCATTTAGATAAACAAATAAAAGGGAGACTACTTAGTCTCCTTTTTTTTTGCGTATAAATTATCAAACGTATATTCTGCATCCATATAACTCTCATCTTCTTCAGCACTAAACTCATATTGACTTGGTAAAAAATCTGGAGCTCCAGATCCAGTTACCCACAATGCTGGATTTGTAACTCTAACTCGATTGTTTGGTTGAGCTACTATCTGACCTTTGAATTCACCACTAGTGATAGCTAAAATATGAGACTGTTTGTGTTGTGCCACATCGTCACCTAGTGCGTTCATATCTTCACCGTTACTATAATCAATTGTAAAATAGTATTTGGCATTATAAAAACCACCATCTATTTTTGTAATCCAAGGCGAACTGCTTGTTCTATCATATTTAATAATTGAAAAATCCCTACTAGGACAATCCCAAGGTTGTACAAAATGGTTCGGTATGCGTGGAGGAAAGTCATCTAGTAGTTCATCTGCTACTAATGCTTGTATCGGCATGCGTGCCCACATAGCTCCTCCATGTGGGCTATCTGTTCTATTGTCTTCATCTTCACAACCAGTAAATACTACTTGAAAAGATAAAGATCTATCTGAAATAGCCGTCACCGCAATGGCAAGTGCATGTAAATACTCGCCATGATACTTTCTATGATTGTGTGTAAACTCTTTTCTTACCCAACACTTAAAATAAGGTATGTTTGCGGTCAAATATGCCATACCTCATGATAATGTAATTTAATTAGAAATCAAGTATTTTAAATTTTAACTAACTTCATTCCTTTTTTCTTAGCTTCAGCTCGAAGGTTTACAATATTCATACCGCCACCTTTCATTTTTCTCATACCTCCTTTAGCATATCCTTTAGAAGCCATTTTGCCTTTCATAGCTCCCATCATTTTAGATCCGCCTTTAGATGCCATTCTACCACCCATAGCTTTCATTGGTTTAGATCCGCCTTTTGCAGTAGTAAATTTACCACCTTTAGCTTTCATCATCTTCATACCACCTTTAGCCATTCTTTTCATGCCTTTACTTTTTCTCATCATTTTCTCCTTGGTTAAAATTATAGTATACTATTATTCATCGTCATCGACAATCCAGTTACCTTTATTTTTTTTCTGGTCTAATTCAAACTCTATAGTAGCTCTTTCTTTTCCTTCACTGAGACATATTAAAAAATATCGTGGTTCAAAAATTTGGCAGGAGTGGTTATCTCGTTCTAATACTGTATGTGCAAATACAAATTTAACCATCACACCAATTACCACAATTACAAATAACATTATAACTATTCCTATTGAAACTATTCTTATTATTTCAAGCATTTCTTGTTGTTTTCTTAATTTATCTGCTTTAGCTTTTTGAATTGCTTTTTTTCTTGCATCTATTCTTCTCTTTCTTTCCATGAGAATGCTATCCCAGGTCGTTGGACCAAAGCGTAAATTTATCATATTTTTAACTTCCTGCAGCTGTTCAGCAGCGAGTCTTGCTGATATTATGCTATCTGCAACATTTGATAAACCTAATTCATTAGCTGTGCTGTTAGCTACTTTACTACGTTCTTTATTTATTTGTTGTTGACCTTCAAACATCTGATCTATCTGTTTTGCAATACCAGATATATCGTTAACTGTATTTAAATTTTCCTTAATAAATGAGGTTGCACTCTTAACTAATGCTATACCAGTTAAGACAGCACTAACTGGCTCAACCATCTCGATACACCCAATCATAGGTGTTTCGTTCTATAAAACCTCCAAAAGATTTTTTTATGGGTGGTGCTATCTTTTTTTTCTTTACCACCTTTGGTTTAATGCTTGGTATTTCTACTTCAATAGAAGTTGTTTCTTTCATTCCTTGTACTATTCTTTTAGGGTCAACCGTTGAAAAATCATTGTCTAAATTAATTAAATTGTCTGTAAATTTTGAAATAGTAGCTTCACTATCTGATGCAATGTACCCTTTAAAATTTCCCGCATCCCAATATTGCACTACATTTTTAAAATTATTTTTTAAAACTTTTTCAAATTCATTAGGGGTTACTTGTCTCTTATTCATTTTTCGTAACACCTTTTTTGCTTTGTCTGATATTTCTTCTTTAGAATAATATTGTTCTTTGAATTTATCTTTTTTATTTTCATTAGAAATCCACTTAATATCATTTTCACCAGTGAAAAACTTTTCTTCAAACAAAGCAAAACCATTAGGTTTTAATTTACTTTTAATAATTTTTACTTTATCTTCTCTTCCTTTATCAATAAATTGAAAAGTCATTTTTTCACTAATCATGTCAATAGATTTATTAGGAATTGAATCATTGTTGAAATATAAAACATCTTCTCCAGTATTTTCATCTGGAAATGCTTTTTTATTATATTCATTTTTATTATCAGTAAAAGCTCTGTGTATAACTTCCGTATTATCTTCTTTAAAAGTATTAAATACTTCTGTGGCTTTTTTATTAGGATCTATACCTAAAGCATTAACATCTTTTCTTAAAACGCCAATTGTATTTATAAAACCACCTTCTGTAGAACCTATATCAATAACTTTTGCATTTGGTGGTAAAGTTTTAGAGACAGCATCTGCGGTTGCTATTTGCGTTTCTTTAAATGTTGGTATGCTTGTATTTATATGGTTAGAAAAATTTTTAGTTTTTTGTTCATAAATATCCTCAACATTTTTTATGTTGTTTGTATCTACAATATTTTCATAAGATTTTAAAGGTTGGTATTTTGGGTCACCTTCTATTACATCATCAAAAAAAGCAACCCCATCACTATAATCTTTTTTTAATAGCGGTTCTTGTACACCGCTAGCTTCTCCTGTTCTGTCAATGTCTCTGGTTCTTCTTTCTGCTTCTGTGATTTGGTTTTCGAAGTCTTTCTCAAGTTGCTCCCTGTTACGATTGTAGTAAGCCCTTGACTGTATTTCGGTATCAGACTCTCTTGTCCCTCCATCACCAGTATATCGCTTAACACTTTGCCCATCTTTATCTCCTTTGTTAAATGTAGTATTTATCTTACTTAATGTTGCTTCATTTCTAACAACTCTAACATCATAATCTAATTCTTCAATAATGTCATCAAATTTAAATTCTTGTATCTTTTTATGAACATCTGCCATTTTTAATTTATTGGCAGTGGCATAATCTTTTACAGCTTCTTTATCTACTAATATTTTTAAACCACTTTTACCATCTCTAGTTGTAATAGGGTGAAAACCTTGAATCATATCCCCACCTTCTTTTTTTATAATCTTATCAAAAAGTTCGAATATTTTTTCATTGTTTTGTAAGTTATTAGTGCTTTCCTCTATAATCACTATTTCATGGTTATTAGGATTTTTTGTATATCCTCCTTTTGTTGTATTTACCCATACTTGATCTTGTTGTAAAAGCTCACCTAATTTTGCTGCCACTTTTTTTGCTTTGTCATGTGTCATTATAGATTGTTTTACAGTAGTAGGGTTAACATCTCTCATCCAACCACCAGTTCCAAAAATTACATTACCTAAATCTTCTCCTTCTCTTTCTGCAACTATATCTACTGCTTTTTTAGTAATGTCATCATTTATACTTTGTTGGTCAGCATTTGGTAACTTTTTATATCTACCCAACATTCTTTTACCTAATGGTGAAGAGGGAGAAGGAGCAGCTTCCATTGTAATATTTTGTACATTTACATTAAAAATATCTTCAACTGGCAACGCTTTACCAAATATTTTTTGTTGACCTAACCAGTCAATAGCTTGTACCTCTTTAGCTTTCCAATTATTTTTACCTAACCAATTTATTTCATTTAAGTGATTAGTTAACTGATTCATTTCAAAAGAAAAATAATCATACTTTGATTCTTGTGTACCAGATTTTTCAAAGTCGATCTTTATATCATCTATGTCAGAACCATCTTCTTTTTTATAGCCTAAGTCTTTAAGTTTATTTTTATAAATATTATCTACAGCACCTTTACTTCTTAATGTTTGTAAATCAATTGTAACTGGTTCTCCTCCTCTTGGGTCGTTACCCATGTCAGAACGAACATTTTTATCTTTAGCATTGTCAACAAAAGCAGATATTTTTGAACCTATACCAGAACCTCTACCACCTTTTTGTTTTCCTACAACTGTTCTTAAAGACTCTCTTATTATTGGTACACCTTTAATTTTTACATCATTTAAAGATATACCCTTTTGTAATTGTTCCTTTACATCTAAAACAGTTTGTAAAGCCATTTCTGGACTTTGGTTTATATTAGCAGCAAAAGAGGCTTCTATTAATGTGTCTGCTTCTTCTTTCGTTATGTTCGGTATACTTTTAACTTCTTTAACATAATTGTCATACCATTTTGATGCTTCAAATATTTCTTCTTTGTTGTCTTTAAATTGTTTTATTTTTGTGTTTTTCCAGTCATCAAAAGTTTGTTTACCTATAACTACATCAGGATTGTCTGGATTATCTGACTTTAAAACTGTTCTTTTATTAACTGGTCCTCCAACATAATCCTCACCTTTATTTACACCTTCTAATCTTTTAATATGCCTATTTAAACGAACATCAGATTGTTTAATTGGGTCATCAATAGTTTTCCAATCAAAACCACCTTCTTTTTTAATTTCTTTATTTTTCAAATTAGGATAAAATTTATCAACAACATTGTCTGTTTCTATGTCTCGTGGTTCTAGAGCCTTGATACCTTCATCTTGTTTAGGTGCACCTAACCTTGGTAAACCATAAAAGTCTGTAATTTTGTTAGCTTCCTTTTCTAATGCTATATTATTTGCTTTATTAAATTCTTGGTTTGATAAACCTCTCGCCTCATCTCTATCCAAAGCAAAATAACTTTGACCTTTAAAATTTTTATAATCTTCTACTGTTTTAATTTTATCATTGATTATATTTCTTGCTGCATTGACATCATCAGACAAACCAAATGAAGGTCCTTTATTCAATACTGTTTTTTCTAACCCAGTAACATCAGCAATTATTTCATCTTGCATATCTATTAATTCTTTAGCTGTTTTACTTGGATTAGTTACTGTTTTTAATCCAGATATTTTTTCCTGACCAAAACCTTTTTCTTTTAGTTTTTTATTTACATTTTGTTTAATATCATTTTTAAAACCACCCATTGCTATTTTAATTCTATCTCTAGGTACATCATATCTAACAAGTTCAGTGGTAGTATTCACACCTACTTTTGGTTCAAAATAATCATAAGTTTTTATATTGGCTTTAGGAGTTAGTGAGCCAGATATAATACTCTCATTACCAATTTCTGCTTTTTTAAGAACTTCTGGAAAAGGGTCTCCCAACCTTCTTTTAACTTTATCTTCTACATTTATAAGTCTGTAAAGAGGAACTGTGTCTCCACTTACACCTTGCTCTTCTAAATATTTATCTGTTTTAATTTTCACCTCTGGGTCGTTCTCAACTTTAGCGATTAATTGGTCTCTATCTAATTTGTTTGGAGCTACTACATAGCCAGTAATAGCTTCAGTAGTATCTAAGTCTTGTGCTAATTCTGGTATAGCAACTTCTGTATCGGTGTCATCTGTTCTTACAGTTTCTATATCTATAGTATCTTCTAGTGTTTTAATGGTATCATCAGATTCTACATTTTCAGGAATTTTAATACTTTTAATATCATAACCAGTCTGTGCATCTCCTTCAAAATCAGCTAATATTTTTTTACCAGTTTTGGTGTTTCTTAATATTGCTCTTCCACCTTTTGAAAATCCATATAAACCCCATCCAGCAATCGCTAAAGCCTTACCATATATTGAAGGTGCTATTGCTCCAGCAACCATCATACCTTCACCAACACCAGCAGCTCCTGTCAGTAATGTGTCAACGCCACTAACTATAGCCTCAGTAGTTTTACCTTCTTTAGCTAATTCTGTGGTTCTTTCAACTTGACCTGCAAATGATGGTCTCTGACCACCTTCAACTATGTCTGGTTGCATACCAAATATTTCTGTTATACCAGAACCAGCCACTAAGTCTGCACCTAACTGTCCTAGATAAGGTAATGCTTTTTTAAAACCCTTCTTAAATGATTTAAATTCCTCTATACCTCTAGTTGCTTTTGCTTTATCTGTAAATTGTGGAAAGGCAGATTCCTTTTGTTCCGTCTCTTCAACATTTGGAGTAACCTCTACAGTACCTAAATCCTCTGGTCCTAGGGCAGTGATACCTTGTTCTTCATCCACGTTTGTTCTCCATGTGTCTATCTAGTTTATCTTCTAGTCTACGCAAATAATCTAATACTTCCTTAAAATCAGATTTAAAATCCTTTTTAGGTAGATACTCTTCTCTAGTTTTATTAAGTAGTATTTGTAATCGTTTTACTTCTTGAAACATTTTATTAAATGCCCAACCAAATCCAGTAGCTAACAGTGTGAGCAAGATGTTCCATAACATCATGTTATCCATCATTAGCTTTTCCTATTAGCGATTAACTGACCTAGATTATCTTGCGGAAATAAACCCCCAAACTGCTCCCCTTGTTTAAGAGACGCAATACCTTTACTATTTGGAGTGATAGGTAAGGAAGCAGTTTGTACTGGTTGTTCCGTTATTCTGTTAGGTGGTTGAATGTTAATGTTGGGTCGTGAAGGTTGTATGTCGCCTATTGTTTGTTGTGGTGTTTCTTTTGGTACATCTGCTTGAGCCATAGTTGTTGTTTCTTCTAATTCTTTTATCTCAGAAGTTTCATCTTCATCTACTGGTTGTTCAAAAAGAAGTTGATGTAAGTATACTTCTGTTGCATCAATTAAACTTAAATCTCCAGTTCTCTCAGCCTCTTTTCTCATATCATCTAATAATCGACCTGACCATGTTCCCAATAAATTAGGTTTTCTAAAAACTTCTTTTCCACCATCAACAATAGATTTCATAAAAGTTTCGCTAGTTAATAATTTACTCATTAAATATGGTGAGAAAGACATAGTAGCCATTCCTCCTCCACCAATTACGCCACCTACGGTACCTCCGATTGCAGCTCCAGTGGCTCCACCAATACCACTAAATAAAGGATATACTAAAGCAAGTGTACCTATAGCATTACCAGTTCTGGAAAAATTTTCGTATTTCTCTCCACTCAAATAACTCTTTAATATGTCTGATAGATCATCTATATTTTTTCTTAACCCAGAAGTGCCAAATATTTCGTCTTTAGCAGATTTAGATATTTTACCCCAATTAGTAATAAAGGTGTTTGGACTAAAACCTTCTTCCAGTAAAGTGCCATCAGGATTTTTAACTCCTAGTCTAAACAATACAGAAGAGGCTAATTCATTTCTATCTTCAGGTTTTAAATTTTTTACTATTTTTTTTATCTTTTCTCCACCACCAGATAGTGCTGAAGGTCCTATTGCCAAATTAAAAATTCTGTCAAATTTTTCACTGTCTCCAAAATCTAATATATCATTTAATGAGCCTTTTAATTCCCCTTTTGTTTCTCTAACATATTTACTAGCATCTTCATATGCTTTTAATGCTTTTTTACTTCCTACTGCTTCAATACCAGACCTCATATCACTTTCGATTGCATCAATAGATTTTCCAATTGATTTTCTAATAACTTCGTTATTCATACCTTCAGATTTTGTATTTCTTAACATACTTAACAGTTCACTTCTTCTTTTATGTAAAGTGAGAATAGTTAATCCATCTTTATTTTTTGATGCTTTTTGTAAATCTGAAACTATGTTTAAAACTGGTGTTATAGCTGATTTAATTCCTCCTTCAGCTAAGTCATCTTCTAATTCATCTTTTACACCTTGTATGCTAGGTGTATTAACTCTGTTAGGAAAAACTTCATCTAATTTACCGTACAGTCTGTCTGTTTCTCTACGAACTTTTTCAGCATAATCTTGAACACCACCTAATAATCTTTTGCCAATAATATCTTTTTCTACATTTCCACTACCGTACTTGTTTCCTATTGTTCTAACTGCATTACTTACACCTTCATTAAACTCTTTTACTTTTTTTGTAAATGCACCTACCCCAAGAGGTGAATTAATCATAACTTTTTCTACAAATTGCACCGTAGGACTTTGCGTAGCTAAACCTATTGTTGGTATTTTTAATCCTAAACTTGCAGCTTTTTTAGTTAATTCTTTTGCTTTTTCTTTTGATTGTTTTCCTATACCTAATAATAGTTGACCTATCTTTGGCGTAACTTTTCTACCTGCTTCAACCAAAGCATCAACAGATCTTATACCAGCAGCTTCAATACCTATGTTACTTAACATTTTAATAATTTGACTAGACATCTTTCCTCGGCTAACTAACTCTTTACCAGCTGTTGTTATTAACATATCTACAGCTCTATCATATAATTGACCTCCTGCCTCAGATCCAAGGGCAATGGCTGTTGGAACAGTATATATTTCTTCAGGAGTAAGTGCTTGAGGTCCTAATTGTCCTAAAACAGTCACAGTAGTACCAGCTAAAGTTCCACCAATATTTTCTGCTATAGTTCTGCCAAAAGATGCTACATCTCCTACACTCAAACCTTTTTCATTGTATACCTTTTGTACTTCTTTTCCATTTACTATATCAGTGTATATAAAATTATCATCTCCTATGTCTAAGTATTCTCCTATAGAAACTTTTTTTGAGATTGTTTTATTAGGATCATTTGGGTTTTCTGTCTGTATATTAATTGTTTTTGATGTGGGTATGGCATCAGGATAGAATTGTTTAATAATAGCAAGTCTTTCTTCTGGCTTATCTCTATTACCAACTTTAGCTCTCAAAGATGCTGATGCACCTTCAGATAAATCAATCTTTGGTATAATGGTTTCAACATTTTCGTCATTTTCTGGAGTACCTGGTGGAGCTATAGTGCCATCTTTTAATATCAGAATTGGACTAATTGCTAATCTATTATTTGATAATACTGTCATTAGTTTATCGAAGCTCCTCCAGTGTCGTTATCTGCCTGATTGTTTTTTATAGTTTTGTTATCTTTGAACACACCACTTTTCCATTGATCTTCTAGAGTCATACCATTAACTATAATGTCATTAACATTATCATAAATTTGAACTGGTTGATCACTATTTATAAGTTTAATAATTGTTCCAAATTCTCTTTCCATAGCTAATAATTTTTGTTTTACTACTTCTTCTGAGTCTATAACTGTAGGAACATATAAATTTTGGTATCTGTCAAATTCTTGTTTTGTTATGGCTGCACCTGATCTTTGTCTTAGTAAAGTTTCTACTGCTCTTTGCATACTTCTTGCATAAGAACGAGCACCAGTTTTAAGTGCCTTTATAGCATTTGGAGTCAACAAAATATCTGTTTGTAATTTACCATCTTTAAATAGTTTTCTTCTTACATTAGCTAAGTCTTGAATAACTGAACTTGCAGAGGCTAAAGTTTTCTTTGCAGCATCAGGTAAGTTTACTCTACTTGCAATTACAATATCACTACTTTTACCTTTTCTAAAGGCATCATAGTCTATAGGTCTTTCTAAAGCTGCTTGAGCTGTTTCTGATTGTTGTACTTCATTATCTTGATTAGCATAAAAATCTTCACCTAAATTTGCATAAGTCCATAAGTTCTCAAAGACTTCATCTCCATATATATTCTTTAAATTTTTAACATAATCTAAGTCTCTTACTACTCTTTGCTCTTCAACACCACCAGGTAATTTAACTGTTACTCTTTTTGGTTTAGATTCAGCTTCTGCTAATAAAAACGCTTTAGCTATATCAGCTTGTCCAAATGAAAACCTTCTACCAGCATCTAAATCATCTTTACCTTTTTGAAAAATATCTACCATAAAACTAATAGGTTTTAATGATGTTGGTGGATCAATATCTTTAACTTCTGATAAAGCAGTAGTTCCATAATTATCATATATAAACACAGAATCTTTTGGTAACAAGTCTACTGTTTGTCCTTGTTTGTATTCTGTTCCATCAGATAATTTTACATCTGTTTTTAAAGTAAATTTTTTAGTTTCAAATTTAGGTTGTGTATCTGTTTCTTTTTCTACCTCTACAAAAGTGTCAACTGGGTATTGAGCTAGAGTAGCCTCCTCTAAACTAATTATTCTTCCCATCTCAGGAGTAAATACTTGATTTCCAATTTGTACTTTGCCAACACCTGGTTGTAACTTATATTGTTTAGGTGCAGTCGTTTTTGTCTTTGTTCTTTGACCTTCTAGTTGTGCAATTTGCAAGGCAGCATTTGCTGAACCAGCAAGTCCCTGACCAGTAGCTGCTAATAAACCAGATAACTGTGATTGACCACCTTGAGTCTTACCTTGTAACAATGCACTCGCTAAAGGTAATAAAGTTAACGCAACTCTTTGGTCTCTGTTAAACACTGGTGCACTAGTTGTGGTTGTGGTTGTAGGTGTTACGACTGTTGGTTCTTTATTATCATCAGTTTCAGTATTATTAGAGTTTTGTATAGTATCTCTTAATTCATCATCTGCTGTTTTACTTGTTATAATATTTTCTGCCATATCTATTCTAAGGTGTATTTTGTCCCATTGGTTTTAATAAATTATATGCTGCATATGCTCCTATACCAGCTCCAGCTGCTTGTGCTAATGGATTAGCACCTGGACCAGTTGTTGCTGTAATCTGTGAAGCGGTAGTTGGTAACGCTGTCATAATACCTTTTGCAAATTCTACTCTTTGAAATGGTTCAGCTTGTCTTGCCACTTCTGTAGCTCTTGCTGCTTCCAAACCTTTTTGTGCAATATCTCTTTGTAATTGACCTGTCGATAATTGTTGGCTTATATCTTTTTGAGCCATTTGTTGTTGTGTTTGTCCTAAGTTAGAAAACGCATTTGCTTGATTTAATAGAGTTTGTGTTTGAAACTGTTGTTGGTTTTGAGCCGAGGCTCGTGCATCTCTAAACGCATCTGCTTGAGCTTGCCCAATTAATCCTAATCGTAGTCTCTCTTCTTCTGCTTTTTGAACACCTTCTCTACCACCACCAAAAGCTCCAGCTCCTATAGCTTGAGCAGATTGTTGATTATCTTTTATTGCACTTTGTCTATTTATTTCATCAATAACATATCGTTGATAAGGGTTCATAAAAGAATCAATTAAGCCACCTTGTTGTGTAATATCTTGCATTGCTGTTTGTCCAGCAGCTACAGCACTACCAATTCCAGCTTGCACTGGAACTGCACCAATACCAGTTTGTGTAGCTTGTGTGAAAGCTTGTGACTCTAAAGGAGAAGGACCAGCTACTTGATATTCTGGTATAGTCATAGGTTGTCTAGCTAATTCTATAGCTTGGTCATACAGAGCAAGTTTTCTAGCTTCTATCTCTGGAGCTTCTCTTGATATAGTTTCTTGTTTGCCAGTGCCACTTGGTGCTGGAGCTGGAGCTGGAGATCCACCACCACCAAAAAAACCTTTAAGTCCAGTTTTTGAATTTACTTTACCAGAACCACCTAATTCTTTTAAAATCTTTACTTCATAAGGATTAACATGAGCTAACTCTGTGTCTTCATATTCTCCCTTGGTAGCTATATCATTGTATAAATCACTATATAACTTTACTTTAAATTTATTTGGTAATAATTTAAGTATCCATTTCATAAAAAATCCCTTTATCTTCAAACTTTAAATTTTTGTTTTTTTTTATAACCTTTGCC